CCGGCGCGATGAAGGCCAGGGGGTGTTTATTTTTGACCCCTCCCCCATATACCAGTCAGACATGTGAATGCAGCATATTGAAACATATTTGAGTAAAAAAGTTTGGATTAACCAATTTTTATTTAATTTATTCAATTTTTTGTAAATTTTTAGTTTAAACAAAAGATTAATAAATTATGAACTTTTAACTTTTTACAAATTTTATGAACAATTTGACTAAGTTTTAAACTCAAAAACTTTAATTCAAACAATTTAATGCAAAAACTTTTTATTAATTTCTTTTTTATGAAACTTATTAATTGATTAAACGATGTTAATTAATTAAAGAATGCGTTAAAAACTTAAAAGAACAAGCATAGTCAAAAACTTTATTAAAGTTTAATCTAAAAAGACTAACAAAAGTTTTATACAGTAATACTTTAATTCTTAAACATCTATTAATTAACAAATGTAAATCTTTTAATGATAAAATGACTTTTAAAGATACTGGATTAGACTTATTAATTACAACTATCGGTAATAACATCAATAATTCTGATACAGGTAAAACAAAAAGTCATAGTAATCTAGTCCAAAAATACACTAAAACGGTCACTTTTTTCATACAAGTAAGGGTATGAATTTTATGTGATGTATGTGATGTTAGGATTAATTACTATTCAATTTTAAAAAATATTAAATTATACAATTATTACATGATTTATTATTACATTATTTGATTAAACTCTTTTCCTTTTATGCTACTTACTTAAAAACAATTAAATCAGCATGTAATCAATAATAAAACATAATGATCTAACTTTGTTTTTAAGCAGTATAGCATATAGAAAAGGAGTGATACATTATTTATGTCAACTATGTACGGAACAACATAGAAAACAACTAAATGAATGATAAACTTTTATAAAATTAAAGTTTAAAACTAATAATATTAATTTTTTGTTATGTAGGATCATAAGATACTATTAATAGTGTTATGTTAAACACAATAATAGTTTAATTTTATTTTAAACCATTTAAAATATTTCAATAGGGGGTAATAAAAATATGAAACATATACAGCACAAAAATATTATTCTTTAACTTTAATAATATACAGTTGAAATATGTCTAATGGATCTATCTCAACTAATCTTCTAGTTGCTCTTTCTATCTCTTCTTCCTCTTCAATGTCCGTCATATCATCAGTAATATTAGCTAAACGAGCAACTCTTTGACAAGAACAATAACCTTTTTCCATATCAAAGTCATACCAAGAAGCGAAATCTTCAAATGGGTTAAAAGGATTGTCTATAGTTGTAATATGGACTCTTTCTTTCATATTATTTCGCTCCTTTCAATACATTAGATATACTAGACTTAGATACACCTAATTTATCTGCAATTTGTTGTATAGTAAAATTACCATTAGCCGCCATAGCTTTAATACGAGTAATTTGTGCTTGTGTAAGAGTTCCTCTACGAGTTTGTGGCATAGATTTTTCTCTTAAAATATCTGGATCTGAATTTGCTAATATCTTTTTTAGTTTATTTTCAGATATAGCTCCAGCTTGTATAGCTTCCCATTGTTTATCTGTTATAGTGATATTTCTTTTTCTTCTAGATATAGCACCAACTTCTTCTCTATGTTTTGTCATCGCTCTTTGTCCTGCTTTCCTTTCATCTTCTGCTTTCATATCTGGATTTTTAGCTTTCTTTTTCTTAAGATCTGCGGCGGCAAGTCTAGTTGCTTGTCTTTCTTTAACACTATTTTTCATAGCATTGTTAAGAGCAACCTCTAATTCGGATACTTCTTTAGCATAAATTTTAGCAGCATTCTTATCATATTTAAGTTTTTCTGTCTTTTTCATAGATACTCTAGCTTGATTTGCTAAAGATTTCATACTATTAGCATAATCAGCATATAATACTTCCATTTTATGTTTTTGAGGTGATACTAGATCATATGCATCATCTACCGTTGACATTAATGGAATACCTGGTGTAGTTCTAGTTTTCTTACGATATATAATAGAACCATCTCTATTTTCAAATGACACAATACCAGTTTTTTTATCTTTGACCATAATTGGTTCATATTTTTCAACTTGTTTTGGATCATTCATATTATAAGTTATTTTTTCACCGCCAGAAGTCCATACAGTTTTAATACCAGTTTTTTTATCATAAGTAGAATCGGCATAATATAGTTTTTTATCATCGGCTTTTTGATAAATAAGAGAACCTTCTGGTCTAGATGGATCATACCATTTAGTACCTTTCATATTAATATGTGGTTCACCTTGTCTTTTTTCCACATTTACAGGTGATTTAGCTCTTGAAACAATGGTTCCAGCACCACCATATTTACCATTTTCTTTCTTTTGATATAACTGTTTTAATGATGTGATATTATTATCTTTATAACTTTGATTATAATCTAATTTATGTTTTTCAGCATCAATAACAACCATTGAATGTTTTACTGCTCTAGCTAAATGATCATCTGGTGCTCCTTGTAAAGTCATATCACTAATAAGATTAGATATTTTACCCATCTCTAAATCTGTTCTTTTCATTACTTTAAATTCTTTTCCATTACGATAATAATGTTCTTGACCATTTTTATCTATTGTTTTTAAATCATATTTATATGATTTAGGTTCAAAATCTTTTAATTGAGATAATTGTTCTCTTGATGATATTTTTACTCTTCCGTTATGAGTTGGAATGCACATAACTGTATCTCCATCAAAATCAGCACCTGACAATCTAGCAGCCACTTTAGAATTTATACAAATAGCATCTATAGATTGCTTACCAATCATTTTTTCTCCAATTTTATTCTTATTATTTACAGTACATATAGGAATTTCAAAAGTACCACCATGGGGATATCTTACAAGAGCTAATTTAGTTCCATCTTTATATCCAGGTGCATATACTTCATTATCTTTTAATGTATTATTTGGTAAAATAACATGATACTTCTGTCCAGGTAAAGCAGCGGCTTTTAAATCGACAGCAGCGCCATCACATTTATCTGCGAATTTTTGTAAATAATATTTTTTAACAGTTGGATTAGTTAATGACATAATATCTTCATATTCTGCTTTTTTGTCATCTTTAGCTAATTTTAATTGTTTTTCAGCTAATTGCAGAGATTGTTTAGATAAAAATTGTGATGGTAAAGCATCTTTCCATTCATTCCAATCTGATTCATCAGCTCTTTTATTAATAAGACCTAATTTTTTCTTACCATCTTTTTTATCAATATACCAATATTGTCCACCTAAATCTGCATCTTTAATATTAGATCCAAATGGATTATCAGGATCATCTTTAATTGGTTTTAAAACATCTTTCATCGGAACAGATCTCGATTTATTAGTATTAAATCTTACATCTATACCATCTGGTAAATCATCAGCATAAACAGCCATTCCTTTTAAATAATGAGCATTATCCACCATGATACGAACTTGAGAATACTTTTTATTATCTCCTAAATATAAATCTTGACAACCTCTACGTAATTCAATAACACCATCCATATCTATTCCACCATCTTCAGCATAACGAATTTGTAAACGTTTAGAATTTAATGATGTAGGATATGTAAATTTAGGTTCAAAAGTATCGCCACGATCATGAGTTGTATAATTATTAATAGTTTTTATTTTATCATAATTATATATTTCTTTGTATTGTACTTCTGGTTTAGCCAATACAACTTGATTGGTTTGTTGATTTTTATTAGTTGGCTGAGGTATACCACCTTTATAAACATGATATCCTTGTCTTTCAAGAATATATAAAGCTGTATCTAGTTTTTCTTTAGATACTCCACCTAAAACTTCTCGTTCAACACCGGAACCAACATCAACCATTTTCTTACTATCTACTTCTTTTTTAAGTAAATTAGCAAGTTCTTGTGCTTGATTAACTCTTTGAACATGTTCTTGATTTAACCAACCTCTAACTGTAGATTCTGGAACGCCCATTTCTTTACCAATTTCAGTTGGTCCCATTCCTTGTTTTTTAAGCTGTTTAGCTCTAGTAATATCCATCATCTGTTTTTCATTTAAAGATATTCTTTTTTCCCTACGATATTGTGTGGTATTCATACCAAATTCTTTTTTAATATTTTCAGGAGTCTCTGTCCAACCTTTAGCTTTAAGTTTTTCAACTCTTGCTAAAAAATCAATACCTCTTTGGTAAGGGTTTTCACCAGAACCCCATGGATAACGTCCTGAATTTCCTCCATCCAAATGACCCTTTCCATAATGCATTAACATACTTGGATCATTATGTACTCCAAAATATGATTTCATTTCTTCTGCAATTGGATTCATAGGTTACTTACCCCCTTTCTAATTCCATTAATATTTTATCGCAATGGATTATCTTATTCATGATCTGAGAAATATCTTCAGCAGTTGGTTCATGAACTAATACTTCATCATTCTGATAAATGCGAAGTTCCATTCGAATATCACTTGGTTTAACTCTATACTCCAAGCAAAACAAAGCAGCATAAATTTCTAACTGCTCAATATGTACTGGTCGTCTACCAGTTTTTAAGTCATGTATCCTTAAAAAGTTATTTCTAAATGCGATAGCATCGGCAGTGCCGGAAAAATCGCTCTGAATAAAATAAAACAACTTCAGTATCCATCTTAAAACCAATTGCATCATTTACATATGCATATATAGTTTTTTTAGAACGGGGTTGTTTTATTCCGAAGGTCTATAGTACTTTTTGCCCATTCGTGTAATCGTGTTCCAATCTCAGCTGCACGAAGATTGTTATACACATCGATTAGTTTATCATCAGAATATCTTAACCATGATGATTTGCTAGCACCGAAAGGAGCATGTAAACCTTCTAAATTATCATGTCTATTAAATCGCATGTGTACCCTCCTTATTTCTTGTTAAATTTTTTACGAAGTCTGGTCAAAACTTCATCTTTGTTTTCTGGATAAATAAAACTTGCAAACGACATACCATTCATCTTATCAACATAATAATCTTGATTAGGTTGATGTGATGCTTTAGCAGATCGCTTATTCTCTAGCACAGCCCATTTATCTTTATAAAGGACGAGTAAATCTGGAATACCTTGAATATCTCCTGAATCTAATTTAGTAATCATACATCCTGGAAACATACCTTGTAATTCCTTTTTTAGATCAGATTGAAATTTACTTTCTTTCATCTCTAGTGCCTCCTTTTCTTAAAAAGCAAAAGAGAAAGTAATAAGTTTCGGTCGGTTCTTCAACAGAAATATATACGGCCGATTTATCTTATTTCTTCTCATAACAGGATATGATTTTTTCGCGCCATTAAAATATATAAAATATAAATTACTTTTGTTATATTTTTTTCTCTTGCTCTTTTTGTTTTTCTTTTAAATCATTAGCCCACTTTTCAAAAGCTTCGCTTAATGTTTTGTATTCTAATGCTTTCTTTTGAGTCCATTTATTATATACAAATTCTATTGTAGCTGAAATTAAAAATATGCCAGCTAATATTGAAAACATAAAAAATCCATTTGTGTCTTGTTGAACTAATCTAATAGCTGCTAATATAAAAAATCCTAAAACAGATAAATATAACATTTTATTCTCCTCTCTAACTCTTAAATTTTCTGTCCCAAATTCCCACTTTTTTTAAGCATTAAATTTATTTTATTATTTTTTATTTTTTTTTTTAATTTTTAATAAAAAAAATGGGAAAATGGGAATTTTACCTAATTTGGAGCTGCAATCCCTACAGCCATAAGGGTTTCCGCCGTTCCCACTTTTTCCCCACTTTTTCATTTTTTCCCACTTTTTTCTCAAAAAATCGAGTTTTTTCTAAAACTTTTAAAATTTCAAAAAATTAAAATCAAAATTTTTACAAAAAGTGGGACAAGATTTTTAATCAAATTCTTGATCTAAATCAAACATTTTTTCTAATATCTCATCACAGGATATAGCAATACAATAACGTCCGAACTCATCCCAATTATTTGTTTGAGTATGGTCTGATTTATATTGTTGTACCCACTGTCTAAAAGTTTCCCACTTATCTACAATATTACAATCTATATTTACTTTATCAATTTTAGGCAAACCTACTCATCATCCTTCCAAGTTAAATTAGGTTCATTCATAAAAGATGAAGACATAACTTCTATCCTTTTCTTTTCCGATTCTGTTAACCTAGCGATTCTTTTCTTTCTTAACTCTTCTCTAGAATATACATGACAACGTTCTTTCATTCTAGCTTCCGCTTCTCTATCAAGAGTCTTTTTATTTTTACTTCCTTTAGGACGTCCGCATACTGACTTCACCTCACTTTTTAAAACATTTGAATTTCGTCTCTAACTATTAATTTAATTCCAGTACGATCTTCACTATCAACTTCAACTTCTGCAAAGGCCGGTATACATACGAGATTATGTCCACTAGGTGCAACAAAACCTCTTGCTATAGCTATTGCTTTTATTGCTTGATTTAAAGCTCCGGCTCCTATTGCTTGTATTTCTACTTTTCCACTTTCTTTAATTTGTCCTGCTATAGCTCCTGCTACAGAATTAGGATTACTTTTGCTACTAACTTTTAAAATATCAATCTTCTCCATTTTTATCTTTCCTTCCTTTTTTCTTTTTAAAAATATTTCTAAAAAATTCATTTAAACTCTGCATAGGTCTGTCCTCAGTAAATTGACATTGTAAAGTTACCCTACAATTACATTGTGGACATCTAATCCATTTATGCACACCAAAACCACCTAGCAGGTCCATTTCATCTGGGGTTGTCATATCAACTTGGATCTCCTGTGTGTAAAATTGAAAATAACATTTACATTCAGGACATTCCACTTTGTTTTGTTCAGGATAATTTCCTTTTATTAATATTTCAGACACGACCCGATTACCTCCTTTAAACATCTCCATCTTTTAAATATTTACGTATGCAATTTCCACAGAAGTCAAACTTTTTAATTTTTTCTAAACCAGACTGGCCAAGTTTGCTTTTTGAAATATCAATTACGTATCTTTTTTCATTTTTAGTATTAATTTTTCTATGACATCGATCGCATTCAAAAACGCTGCCCTTGTGCTGTCTAGTATAATCAATACTAACTATACTCATTTGTGCCTCCTATTCAGTTCCTTCACATTTTTTAATATTATGCATAGCATTGTAAGTAATTTCTAGATCTTTTTTACGATACTCTGCATCTGGATCTATTTCAGTTTGTTCTGACAATAGTAATTTTTTTCTATATTCTATTTCAGTTAATGCTAATACTGCATAATTTGCTAAATCTAAAAGTGTATCTTTAATATGCTCACCAGTTACTGCAGCATCACCAACTTTAATAAGAGTCTTAATACGGTTCATTTTATCATCCATTCGTACTAAAAATGATGTCAAACCATATTCTTCAAATGTTTTTGATACACTATCACCATAATCATGATTCTTTTTCAAATATAAATCTTTCATTTCAGTAATGTAGTCCATAAATATTAATTCTTTGGGATCAAACGGTCTATCTTCATAATGACATCCATCACATCCCATTTTTTCTACTCTACAATGCATCCATTCTTTATCATCACATTTTGGTTTCATATTAAAACTCCTTTCTTATTCCCAATATTGAAAATCTTTTAACTCTTCAAATATTTTTTCCATTTCAGATTCTATATAATCGAGAGATATCCATTCTTTTTCTGTAGTTTTACCTATTGGATCTAATGGATCTACTGATTTTTGAACTAGCATAACCTCTTCATCATATATTTTTCTATTATATATACGTCTGTATAATTCACAAAAATTATTTATACCAACATATGCTTTAGCTTTTTCATTTATTAATTTAAGATACTCATTAGCATCTTCTTTTTCTGTATCTATTTCAAATATAACTTTCATTATATACAACTCCTTAATCTATTCTTGGAATATGATTTTCTTCTGAACATGTTATTTGATATTGTTCTTTTTGTGGTTCAGATTTACAAGGCATAATTCTTACACCATCAAATGAATGTTTAATATGAGTTTCTTCATAATCTCTAGGATCTTGAAAAAATTTCCAATCCAATATTTTAATGCCATATTCTTCACATATATGTCTTTCGATACGGCACCCTCTAGCTTTGTTCCAACCCTCTACAAAATATACAGCATCAATATCGTGCATAAAATTCATAAGGGTTCTTCCTAAATAATATACCCCAGGGTGATTTGAATCTTTTATTTCGTCTGTAATAAATGAATCTATCACTTCTATATGAAGTTTAGCAAATTTTTCTTTCAAATCTTGTTGTATTTTTTTAACTTCTTCGTCTGGTACACCATTCATTGGTTGAGATATCATTACTTTCATATTTTTTCTCCCTTCTACATCATTTATTCCTTCTTTGATATAGTGATTAACTACCCATGGTACACCATGATAATCTGTTGTAAGTTGCTCGGCCATTTTATGAACAGCCGCTTCTAATACTTTAACATATTTTAATGTATCCATAATTTATTTGCCATAATCGTATGGCCACCTCCTATATCTAATATAATCTATTAGTTTATAAATTCCAAATATAATTAATTCAATTAATAGTGTCAGCACTACTCCAATTCCTACTCCAAATAAAATAATATTAATAAATAGTGCTTTCATAATTTCATTCTCCTTTATTATATCTTTCGTCTGGCTCGTAAAAGCCAATTAAATTTTCTATAGCAGTTATCATAACATCATCTACTATAATGACTCCTGCTTGATCATTTTCTTTCATCATCTTATGTTTATCTATAATAAATTTAAGATAATTGATGTAACCATAATTTTGTTCTATTAGATCTTGTTCTAATATCTTTTTTAATTGTTTATATACTCGTCTTACCCTTCTACGAGGAATATAGTTTTGAATTTGCTCCTTTAAATCGTGATTTTCAGCTCTAAGCTTTTTTAATTCTTCCTCTGTTGACATGATACCCCCTTCCTATCAAATGATCAATCAATTCTAAAGCTTCATGACCACTGATAACATTTAATATACCTAGTTGCCCACTTTTAGATTCTTGTCCTACTATGATTTGTGGTATTTCTGGTTGAAAATGTATAATATAATCTTTTGCCATATAATTACCTCCTATCTTTTTGGTAAAATTTCGTTCGAAATATAACGGTATTGTTTAGCATGAAAATTATAAAAATGTTCTAATACTAAAGCACACTGTTCTGCATTACCGTAATTTTCTGTTCCATATTTTAATATAATATTATTATATAATCTACTTTTATCAATATCTTGTAAGTAATAAATTTTTGTTACTAAAAAGAAAAATATAGATGGATTAATTATTTTTACTTTAATGTTGTCTTTAATTTCTTTCATATATTGTAAACAAATTATGCCATCTTTAATATCGTTTTCTGAAAATTCTAACTCTCCAGCTTTAATTCTTCTTTCTTTAATATATTTTTTACCTATAGCTGATAAAATAACTTTTAAAGGAAATTCATCATATGCTTTAACTACTTTTTCTAATGCTTTAAATGTAACATTACCTAAGCTAGCATAATAATGAATATAATCTAACATTCCCCAATTCTTTTGAGTATTATTAATCGTTATAAGATCTTCTCCTGTAACAGCATCATCTACATAATACATAATAGGCCAATTTAATTCTTTTAATGCCTGAAATCTATGTTGTCCATCGATAATCTCCATTTTACTATTACATATTATCGGAATAATTTGACGTCCGTCGTCAATTAACTTTGATTTTAAACTTGCTACTTTATTATAACTTACCTCTCTATTTTCTTTTTTAAAACTAAATAATTCATAATTTTGTGTTTTTAATATTTCCATATTTATTACCTCCTATTTTATTAAATATGTTTTTCTTATAATTCTATAAAATTTATTCCTGGTTTTGGATTTTCCATAGCTTTCATAATTTGTTCAGCTATCATTCTATCTTTTTCTGCTTCTGGTCCATTTGGGTTTTCATTTGATTTTTTAATATGATCTTGAAATTGCTCCCAAACAGTTAATGGTTCTTTATCTGGTTTCATGTGTTGTGCTGTAGATTTATACTTATCTGGTACTGAAAATTCTATATATGCATAAGTATTATCATTAACATCGTCATAATCTCTCAAATAATTTGGATGACGTTTCATCATTTCAAATACTCTTTCATATTCTGTTCTATTTCCTCCACCACATCTTGTATAAACTATAATTTTGTCTCCGGCTTTATTCAAATATACATTTCTATATCGTCCGAATATTTCCTTATTAAGACCTAAAAATCCTATTAAGACTGCTGCATCCGGATTTTCATCGAATAACTGATTATATAAACTCATCCTTCATAATCCTCCCTTAAATATTTTAAAAATTTATCATTGTTTAATAATTCTTCCCATAAACCATGGTCTATTAACATCTTTTTCATAATATCGTGTTCAGATTTGAAGTCGTGTAAATCTTTTTGTAATTTAGCATTTTCTGATATTAATTCTTGATAACAATCTTCACAATATACTGGTTCTTTTTTCTCACTGCAATGTCTACATATGTTTAATTCGTTTGGATCTACCATTTTTAATCTCCTTTCTTTGTTTTAATTCTTTGTATGTTAGTTCGTCTTCAAATTCTTTCTCAGGTGTGAACTCTCTTTTAATTTCAATACTTGGTACCTGAGCCTTTAGTCTCAAAATATCAAAGCTTACATTTACTCTCATAAAATATCGTTCATCACCTAAGATAGATTCTGCATTATCAATTATAGATTGTCCACAATTTTTAATTTGTTGTATTAGTTCATCATATGAATATAAATTTCGCATATATTACCTCCTTCCCGTATCTACTTCTTCTACAACAGTTTCTTTTCCACATTTTGGACAGACACCATAGAATCCATAGCCACGAGCGTTACTCTTTTGTTTTACTGGTATTCGTTTTTCACCACACCATTTACATTTTACTGTCTCGTCTTTTATTTGCATCTTGCCACACCTCCACTAATTTACTCATAGCTTTTGCTGCGTCATTTGCTCTATGTCCCACTTGTTGAAAAGATTCATTTACTTTTTTCCAACTTTCATCTTCATAAGATGGTGGTATTGTGTACTGTGTTAAATTATATTGATTTTTAAATATAAATCCTTGAGCTTCTAAAATATACTTTTGATTAAATAATCGCTCAAGTATAGTATGTTTTTCTTTTATTGGGCCTGTTTCGTTTGTAGTTATAATTCTTTTAACCATGAGACCTCCTTACTGTATGCCTTGAAAATAACTCATTAAACGAATTTTTTCAAGCATATCATCAATTCTATTACAAAATTCCTCATTTTCCTCAGGTGTTTCTGGGCAGAAGAATTCTATTTCATTTTTATGATTATTGGATTCATCTATCCAAACTTTGTGTATCACTTTTGGTTCCTCCTTTGGTTTGATTGGTTTTAAAATTTGATGTGGGGTAAATGAATATACTTTACCCTCTAGGTTCTTTTTAAATCTTTTTCTTAAATTAGTTTGTATTCGTGATATTTGAGCTTGACTTCTATTTAAATTTTCTCCAATTTCTCTTTGAGATAGACCCTGTTTTTTCAAATCTAAAAATTCTTCTTCTATCTCACTAAGATTTAATCTGTCAAATGCTTGTTGAATATCAATATCGCGTAACATAATATCTATATGATCAGTATCGTCTGGTATTAAATCTTCAACAGTTAATTCTGATTTATCGTCTGTACAAACAACTGTATACATACTAAAATCATGATCCTTATGTTTTTTAACAGAACGTAAATAAAAATTTATATTATTAAATATAGTTTTATATGCAATAGTGCTTAAAGCCCATTTAGGGTTATAGTGTTGTATTGCTTTCCATAACCCTAATAGAGCAACTTGTTTTATATCATCATATTCTTCTGGATAATTTGTACGATATCTATTTGCTATTTTATAAGCAATATTGACATTCTTATTGAACATTTCATTCATTTCTTCATTTGTCATAACATCGTACCTTATCCTTTCTTTTTATTCTTTTTTAATTCAGCTTTTTCTTTTTTAGTTAATTCTCTTTGTTCGAAATATAATGGTTTTCTTGAATTCGTATTTGTAGGTATACTTAGACAAGTACTACATGGATCTTTCCAATCTTCTTTGTCTTTGAATTTACAATTCTGACAATATGTATTAAAATCGACTATGTGTTCTCTGATTTCCATTTGATTGTCCTCCTTTCTTTTATTCTAATTCATCTGCGGCAACTATATACCCCAATCCATCGACTTTACCATAATATAATTTATGTGGAAAATCTCTGTTAAAATCAGGTCTTCTTCTTAAGAAATTATAGCAAGCAGGGTTTCCGCTTATTCCAAGGTTAAATACCTCATCGTTTGTTAATGTGTTTGTTACTCCAAAATCTATTATAAAATCTTTACCTCCAATTCCTTGGTGTAAAACATGTGGTTTAATTCTACGTATAGTCATAATTATTTTCCTCCTTATTTAACTTTATTAATAAAATTTTTTACTATATTAATTCCTTTTTCTGTAACTCCTCCTAAGTTTTTATCTATACATTGAGCTACAGTATATCCTAAATAAAATCCAATTCCTAATTTAATATATTCTTTCATATTACATTCCTCCTATATGAAAAATCTTTTTTGTATAAATTTTTTATAATCTTCGTAAATAACATTAGCTATTTCATCAATGTTATATGGTGATATAAACATAGAACTATCACTTCTAACATTATCTAAATTAACTTGATATCTACATGTAGGACAACCAAATATACTAATTGTCACATCGTCTCCATTTTTACCTACAAATATTTGACCTTTAATACGTTCTGCTAAACGTGCTCTTAATTCCATGCATCTGACAAATTCATATCTTAGCATAATTTACCTCCTATATAAATCTTTTTGCGTATCTTGATTCATTAAAGTTCTTCTTATCTAATAGCGCCCTATTAATTGATAAGTCAATATTAGCTTTACTTTTTAAATGATAATAATATAAATCTTTATATGGAGTATTTAATCTATCTATTCGTCCGCATGCTTGACTTAAAATCTTATACGAATAGTTTTGACTGAAAAATATAATTGTATCTGTTGTAATACAATTCCATCCTTCTGCACCTGCTGTATATTGTACTAAATATACCCACCTATCACCAGAAGGCGTTGGATCATGTCGATGACCATTCCATTCTTTAACTGGTCTTCCCCAAAAATCAATAGATTTTAACATTTCAAGTTCATAATCAAAATTATAGAAAATTATTAGTTTTGGTTTTTCTTCTGCTATTTCTAATACTTTAATTATTCTATCATCTGATTCATTAACAATCCTTCTTAATGTATAACATAATTCTGATGCTTGTTTTATTGGTTCATTTGTATATGGATTCCATCTTAATTTCATTGTTTGTCTGTATTTTTCTTTATTATATAATACCCAAATATCTTCGTGATGTGCTATTGTTTTACGTTTAAAATCCATATCTACTAATATTTCATTTCTATATTTAATTAATCTACCTTGATTTATGTATCTTTCAATTTTTGGAAATTTGCTGAATCTAGAATATACAATATGTTCTCTACTAAATTCTGTTTTATTTCTATAAAAACCATTTGCTATAAAAACTGGAATATAATCACTCCACGTATCACCAGGTGTAGCAGAGAGTAATATCCATTTATTTGATTTAGTTATCTTTAAAAAGTTTTTAGTCCAAGTTCCGATAACCAACTACTCTCTGTTCATCAAATATAAAGAAAGCATTAGTTACATTAGCATATTTCTTAATATTATTCCACGAGTCAATACAAATTCTACAACCATTTTCTTTTTTATTAGACTCTTTTGTAGATAATAGAAAATATGTTAATTCACCTTCCCATTCAAGTGTGTCTCGTTTTCGAGCAGTTGTTATAATATAAAGATCTTTTGGTTTTTTCATTTTATGAAATTTATCATTGATCTTTCCGTCCTTGTTCTTTAAAATAATAGTAAAGAGCAGTTCGAGATTTACCCGAACCTACTCCTCCACATAAAATACATCCATTATGCATATTATCAACTGCTTCCATTTGATAATCATACAAAAATGGTCTGCTTTCTTTTTTCATTTCATTCAACCTTTCTATTGGGCAGCATTATTTATTAATCCACCCTGAATTGCTTTACCTAGTGCATCTCCTAAAATATCATTAATATTCATTTCTATCTTAGGTTGAATTGCCGCACTAGCAGCTCCTGCTCCAGGTGTATTAGCATTAATATCAATATTTATTTCAATACTTTTTAATTTATCTTGCATTGCTAATAATATCGCTTGAAGTTTATTTCTAGTAGTATTATTTAACATAATATGATCTTTTCTTTCGTCATACCACTTAAATATTTCCCAAAGATCTCCTTTATTCCAAGAAAATGACCACCAATCACATATCATCTCAATAATATATTCATATGGCATCTCTAAACATTTAACACCTTCTTTTGGATCATCATTATGTAATACCCAATGTTGCCAATGATGAGGATTTTTATGAATATGTGTTAACCATGCATAATTGAAATCTTCAACAACTTGAGCTGATCTATTCTTACCATAAAAATATGCATCATAAGCTTGATATTCATCAGGATTCTCTTTAGAAGTATCATGACCAAATCTAATATTATAATCAACTTTAGCCATAATATCATCGCTTTCAAATATTTCTGGAATATTTTCTTTCATCCATAAGAAACCTTTATAGACTGAATCTCTATGTTGTTGTAAATATTCATCATATTGAATACTCATTATATTCTCCCTTCTGCCCTAAGCGCATGCCAGGCTTGTCTAATTTTATTTGTGTGCATAGAACGTTTTAAAATATTTCTTAAAATTTTTCTATTATAGACTCTTCTTACTGGTTCTTTTCTATTTTTATTTGCCATAAATATAAACCTCCTATTGAACATCTTGTAATACTATTTGTTTAATAGCAAATGTATCATCTGGATTTAATGCTGCTAATACTTCTTTTTGTTTAGTTGCTATAGCTGCTGTTGGAAATATAACAGCTTTTCTTAAATCATCATCAACAAAAGTTCCATTTGATGCTAACATACTAAAATGTGTAAAATTATTATTTTCAATATTCTTAACTACTACGTACATAATTGTACCTCCTTATATTTTTGGTAATTTAATTTTTTCTACTTCGGCTCTAACTTCTAAAGCACGTAAGTAATTTTCCATATAATAAGCCTGATTTTCTAATACTGTAGAATCACAATTAGGTGTAAATTCTAGAGTACCAGCTTCTAATTTGATTAACATTCTGCGTAGACCATTATATCTAATTTTCAATTGTAAGTATTCACCTACAAATCTAGCTTTATAATCATCACTATTCATAAATTGTACAGTATCTCTTAATGTTATTTCATCAAGGTGTTCAATGTCTTGTACTAAATCTTCAAGTGAACCAGCTATAATTTTCTTTTCTATTTCCATATTATTCATCCTTTCCATATTCAGGTGATCTTGTGATACCTTTTATTGCCCACATTTGGGCTTCTTCAAGTTTTGTATATGCAATTGATGTTTCTCTACCATCTCGAAGTAATTCATCCATACATTTGTATACCTCAGAAAATGCATAGCGGACCAATTGTATTGCTGCTTGTTGACCAGAATTGCAATTGGCATATTGTGCTTTAGGATGAAAAGAATCGTTATTTAAATCACTCTCATCTAAATCGTTCTTAATATCTTCAGGGTCTCTTTGCATATATTACCTCTCCTTTCTCATCTATATGTTCTACTAATATAAGATGTAAATTTGGATTAATTTGTTCTCTTAAGAGTCTGCTATGCAGACCATTACTTTGGATATCTCGTATTGTATCAATTAATATTGCTTGTCGTAGTGTATTGTAATCGTCTGCATAAGTCTCTTTAATATATGTTACCGTCATATTAATTAGAATGGTAATTCATCAGCAGCATATTTAGCACCAAATCTATCAATATTTTGTATAACATTAATAGCTTGCAAATATGCACTTCTTCCTGTTTTACCATTAACTTCCCAATCATAACCTCTTAGATCCATATCAACACTAGAAATATCAATTTCATCTAGCATATCAATAGTTTCCTCTGTTAATTTTTGTACTTTTTTTCCAGACACTACATATACCCCTGGACCTCTGTTGTTAAATTTTACTTTGACTGGTAAATACATAAATGGTGATTCATCTTCATCTCTTGGTGGTTTAATTTTTACATTCCAACCTTCTTCAACTAATTGATCACAAATTTCTTGATTAGGGATAATAACTGCAAAGTTTCTATCACCTTCTCTATTATATTTACTTCCTATTCCTGAAAAATTTCTATAAATTATTCTTGCATCTTCAATTTGCAAAATACCGTTATGAATATCAACTTTCATAATTCTATCTCCTTTCTAAAATAAAAACATAAGAGGATATTACTATCCTCATTATTGTACTTTTGGTAATTTAGTACCTCTGTTATCAAGTAGTGTATTAACATCTTTGTATCTTAATCCAGCAAATTCTGTATGCATAGATTGATCTATAGCTTTAGCTGTTTCATAAATCTTAGCAGCATTTTGTTCTCCACTAACATTCACCGCAGCTGTATTATAAGATATACTACGCATTTTTAATTCGCATAATAATTTCTGATCAAATACATGTTGCACATACTTTGATATAACAAAGCCTCCTACTAATCCTACACCAGCACAAATTCCATATTTAATGAAATCTCTCTTATGTTCTTCAACAAATTGCTTTGTTTTACTTTCTTGTACTTTGTTTTTAAGTTTGTTTTTTAAATCCTTTAAATTCATACTCTTATTCTCCTTTCTATATTAGAACTTGTTTTAGTCGCGACAATGAATAACATAATTAGATAAGTTATGTCCTAATTTGCACTCATCCATATCAAATTTTGGACAGTCCCAACACGTTTCATAGTGTGGATCTCCGGCATGGGGGATATTTAGCATAACACCCATCTATGGTTAATTCAAGATGTTCTTTTTCAGGGATATGGGTCGTCTGAAACAAACCACTCAAAATCTCCATAATTATTTATTGTAGCTACTGCATCATCTACTAAATTATTATAATAAGAACGATCAATAAATTCTTCATTTGCACCTCTAACTGTTTCTGATTCAAGCCATCTGAATCCTTTTGAACCAGTAGCTGCATAATATTTACCGTCTTTTTCTCTAACTAATAGTCCTCCACCATGTCCTGGTAATATAGGACAGAAATTACCAACACGTCCAACAAATTGATAATCATGCCCTTTAGCTATTTGTTCTTCTAATACAGTAGCTTGAACTTCATATTCTTTTTCTAAAATTTCACCTTTACGTAATTTAGTATTTAACTTAGCTAATTCCTTCTCTAAATCACTAACATCTGGTAAATTTTCATTCATATCTAAATATAAACTACTTGTTACTGATTTAGTTTCACACATGTCCTCAAATTCAATAGGTTCTTTACTAAATAACGTTTTAAATACATAAGGAATTTGGAATTGAGTACCAGTAGCATCCCATTTACCATCTTTCTTACCGCCTTTATATTTACAAATATAAACCGCATCATTTACAAGACACATTCTATCGTATGTAGCCTCATGTTCAAATGTATAACCATACTTTTCTCCGAAATCCATAACAAATTGTATAATTTCTGGAGTTGCATTTGGTATTTTTATTGAATCAGTTTTAATATGAGCAACAGTAAAACCTCTAGCTTGCACTTCGTGTTTTAAATCTATCATGAACAAAGCTCCACGTTTTGCAACTATATTATCTTTATTACGAATATCTCTAAATGGATTATCAAAATTTGCAGCTGTTAATCCATATACAGAGTTAATTGCTGTTTTAAGTGCATTAGCTAAATCTTTAGATGTTATCTCACCAGTTTTTACCTTTTGAATATATGGCGTAAGTTTTCCATCAAGCATGTTACTAACTGCTTCCCAATCTTCATGCTTAATAGAAACCCTTCCTTCAACAATATCCCTAAACTTTTCAGTATAAACAGGTCCAAATAGACACTCAGCAATATCACTGTGGGGATGCATACTAGCAACATCCAACAAAGCAACATTACAATGAATACCAGGCTCAGCATAAACATAACCTCCTTCTCCTACTTCTTCTCCTCTATAAGTTGATACTCCATTCTCATACTTATAACCTGGAAAATATGGGAGAATAGATTTTGCTTCACCATGTTTTTGTGACATCATTTTAGGACAAGCTTTCTTTAGGAATTTCTCTATCTCAGGATCTAACTCAAATATAGGTTCTGCTAAATTTCTATAGAAAAACTTACTTTGTGGTTTTCTTTCCTGATCAAATATAATTTTTGTTGTTAATGTATTTGTTGTATCATTAACACTTAAACCTGCTAAGTCAGCTAGAATTTGTCTAGCCATCCAATCAGCAGATAAATAATCAAATGCTGCTTCTGTTGCAATAACATCGTTATCACAATATTCAGCAACTTCAGTCCATTTTTCTTCTGGTACTGGTTGATCCCATGGTAATCCTAATTCCTTATGATGTATACCCATTTCAATTTCTAATTTTTTCAAAGATTTTTTATTGCCAGCTGATGCAAAATCATAAACATCTGTGTATGATAAATTATAAGCCTCTCCGAAGAACGCATTACGTTCCCCATTTACTATTCTTTGAGATAAATTATATAATTGTTCATTAGAATATCCCATAAGTCTTGCATATATTAAATGATTATCATATCTTCTACAGTTAAATCCTATTAATTTGTATTTTAATAATTGTTCAATATCGTTTGGTGCTGGATTTATCATTCTTACAACTTTATTTTCAGGTCCTCTAACTTTCCAGTTAACCAAAAATAAATTAGGAAATACTTCAATATCATAAAATACAATAATATCCTCCTTTGAATCTACTGCATCAGATGGATTATCACTTTTAAAATGCATTTGTTTAACAAGTTTAATACAATATTCAGCTTGATTTGTACTATTTGCTGCAAAAGCATATATTTCATTTTTCATATCTGAAAGATCATATTTTAATCCTTGTTCGTAGGCATCTTCTAATATCTTATAGATAAAGTCGACACTCGGTTTTGTACCAGGATGTATTTCTTTATTAAGATTTCGTTCAATAAGTTTTCTTAAACCTATTTCACTTTTTATAACATTTTCGCCTACCACTTTTTTCTCTCCTTTCATAGGTAAACCAGAGCTAATAGTTTTAATTGGTAAGTTATTACATTTAGTTAACTTTCTACGAAGTGAACTTTTACCTGTAAATACTTTAATTTCTATACTATCCGCATACACACGACTCAATCGTGTAACATCTCCTAAGAAAATATAATGCAAATGTATACCTTGGCCAGACTTAGATAATTCTGCATAAGTGGCCGGCCATTCACTTGCAGCCTCCAAATTTTTCTCAAAAGATTTATTACCGTTTTCATCTTTTAAATCAAAGTCAATTACTATATGATTTTCTGGAATTTTTACATAATGTACTTTTGATGTATCTATTTTACTTAATTTTAATCTAACATTATCCCATTTTTTACTAGGTGTTTCTTTTGATGTAGCATATTGAGCTAAACAATCAGCACATTCTTGATCAAATATAGATTTTTGTTTTTTAAATTCAATAACATATTTTTTAGGTTTTGGTAATTCGTCTTTAGATTGTTCTTTTTCATGTTTTAAAATATCAAGATTAAAACCTTTAAAGAAACTTCTAACATGATTACCATCTGATGTTTTATACTCATCATAATATTCTTTAAAATATGTTTTTAATTCATTTTTAAATGCTCTCATTGACATAGGATAGCTAACTCTTGCATCTTCACAATAATTTTTATATAATTCCCAAGCTTGCTTTAATGTTGTACTATCTTCTTTCTTAAATATACGATATACATCCATCATAAAATTATAAAAATCATTAGTTTCATCAATCATAGATACAGGAACATATTTATTATAAAAGTTTTTATTACTTTCATAAACCTCTTTACAATGCCATGCAATAGCTCCTAATTCAAATTTAATTTCTTTCATTAAAGAATTATATTCGCTTGCTGATACTTTATTACCACTGGGGGTAACATCTATTAATCTTCTTATAATACCAGATTTACTATCGGTAATCTTTACCGGTTTATTAGTACCCATAAACAAGAAACAATTAAATCTATTCTCATAAGCTTTTTTAAATTTTTCGTTAACTGTCATATGCTCATGAGAAACTAAACTATTCAATCGAGTATTATCTTCTATTCTTGATAAATCACCATCATGCTGTATAGCAATAAGTGGATTATCATGAAATGGTTCCAAAGCAAATGATGAACTTGCACTACCTAATGCTTTAGCATCAAATACACACCAATAACCTTCAAATAACATTTGTATAATATTTAATACGGTTGATTTACCAGTTCCAGATGCACCATAAAACACCATAAATTTTTGTAATTCTCTTGAATCACCATTAACTATTGAACCAATAGCCCATTCAATTTTATGTCTTTCGTCTGGTGTATATAATACATCCATTAATCTATCATATGCTGTTATATTACCAGGTTCTAAAGCATATGGTAAATGTTTTGTAGCATAACAATCTCTAGTGATTTCTTCATTCAAAAATATAAGTTTTTGATCCAATGTTTTATAAGTATCACGAATCTGTTTCTGACAATATTTATGCCATCTATCAATTAAATTATTATTTGAATTATACAAATATAAACCATATGCTGCATTTTCACCCATCGCTTTATTATACTCATCTACTTGTTTACGAGTCTCTATATCAATCAAAGCTAATGCATCATCTTCGTCTGTAGACCAAATTTGTTTTTCTTCAATCCATACAGCATAAAAATCTCCACCTCTAATCATAAGATCTTTTGGTTTAGGATATAGTCGAAATGTAGGATAGATTTCCATTTTGCCTGTTTTATTTACAAAATGTTTTTCAAACATTAAAAAATCTAACATTGACTATTCTCCTTCCGTATTTAACTCTGATAACTCCTCTTCAATAGCATCTATTCTATTGTTTTGATCTTGGATTATTTTTACTACAGCGATTAATCCAATTCCTACTAAAACAAATTTAAAATTAATTTTCTTAGTTAATTTTTCTATTGTTTCAGTATTTTTAGCAATGCCTCCTATTAATACGTCGATCATTTGAAGCTCCTCCTTTCTAACTTATTGTATTTAAATACCAACACACTTGTGTCCATATTTCAACGTCTCTAAGATCTTGATCACAATTACGAATATAGAATAGGCCTCCTTTTCCATTCGGTTCGTAACGTCTCTCTAAAAATCTATAAATATGTTCGTTGACATATTTGTCATCATAAATGTCATCTGACATCATACCGATACCAATATTTGACAGCATACCCCAAAACCATTGTTGAGTTCTGTCACCATAACTTGGGTCGTCCATGATTTGTTCTTCTATTCTAATAGCTAAAGCTAATATCATTTCTAGAACACTACATGGTTCATCTAAAATATCAAAAGCTTCATCATCGTTTATAACAGTTCCGAAGCGATACCTCAGGTTAACTCCATCCATGGCTCTATTGACATCGTTACGTACATAAAAGTCAAATTGTGTGTTATGTAAATTCATAAACAATTTTCTAAATGATGTTTTTTCATTAATTCGTCCTTTACAAGCATAATTATACAGCCATTCGAAATATCTATTTCTAACCTGATCTTGATAATTCATTATTCGGTATCTCCTCCTGTAACTTCATAAAAATGTTTTTCAGAGATTAATATTTCATAGTCAGTTTCATCTTGTTCATTTCTTACAAGAACCCTTTCAATATATCTGTCTTTCTTAAACTCTTCTAGAGCGTCACCAACTGTTGTAAATTTATCTTCAACTTCAATATCTTCATCAGTTGCTAATATATTATCTCTGTAATACCAATATAATGTTTTTTGATCATAATCTTCTTCACCAAATTCTTCTTCAGATATAACATAAGGAGCTACTCCATCATGTTCTCCTTTTGGATCGTCTATTATTCCATTAGATAGTTCTTCATCAGAATCTGATTGTACTGGTCTTTCAATTGAGACCACATTATTTCTTCGACTGTTTCCCTCATAATTGGGATTGGGATTTTCATCTTGTGCTGTTTGAATTTTATCCTCAAGACTATCCCTATACGCTTTGAATCTTGTAACTACATCATTTATTTCGTCATCGGCTTTTTTCTCATAATGTTTTTTAACAAAGTACCAAGTGGCACCAGCACCTACACCAGCACCAGCTAAGAATATTAATACGTTTTTCATATTTTTACTCCTCCCATTCTAAATTTCCTAGTATATTTCCATCAACATTAAAATCTAAAAGTATATTACGTTCGTATCCATTTACAAAAGCTCTTTTTCTTTCATCAGTTACATCATATATACCAAAGTCTACATAATTATCTCCATTGCTATCCCATTTCCAACCAACCACTTGACCTGCTTTTGTTTTAGGAATGCCTAACATAGCATATACATCATTCAAGAATAAATATCCTTTACATTTTAATACTTCATTTGCATAATCTTGTTGTTTTCTTAGAAACATTAAATTATACTCAGAATCTTTTTTCCATTGATCTGAAGACTCTTCAAAAAATCTAGCATAGGGGCTTATATCTTTAATATCCCCATCTATTTCATAAACCGTCTTCTTTACTTCTTTTCCTTTTTCATCTTTTTCTACAATTTCTTTAGCTTTAATTCCATATTTAAGTTCTTTATCTACTTCTTCACCGAATCTTTCAACTACATTTTTTCTATAATTTTTAAATCCTTTATCCAATGCAAAATATGCAGCACCTAAAGAAGCATATCTTTTCTTTAATATTCTTTGTCCAAATAATATAGACGCAATTGATAAAGTACCTAATACTATTGCTGGACTATAAATTTTTAATAATTTAACTCCTGTTTGTACATTTGTAACATAAATATCTTTCTTAGCGTCTTCTTCAGTATACTGTACCTCGTGATCAGCAAGGCAAGTTTTTATGTTTTCTTCTATTTGTTTCTTTTCATCAAATATAGCATCTACTTTTCTAGTTGCTTTACATGCTAATACTGTGGCACTAACACCACCTATAATACCTAATGTAGTACAAATTTCAGGTGCATGCTTCTTAGCCTGAAATCCTACTGTATGTATTACTCTGTTTAAATTTTCTGGTAATTTTAACATATTTTATTCTCCTCTCTTTAATCAATTGGAACTGCTCTAGGCATTTTAATCATAAAACCATCTCTAGTTCTAACAATTTCAGCTCTAGTTATATTAGTCCATCCATATTTATTATCTGTATAATTACCTGTTATACCTACAAGATCATATAAGTCAGCTACTCTTACTAATCCGTATGTATCCATTAATTCATCCATTCTTGCTAAGACATCTTCTGCTTCCCCTCGAGAAGGAAGTATAATATCATCATAAGAATATTGACCAGTTGTTAATGCTTGTCTTTCATTCATGCGAGGTCTATTATAAGAACCTCCATCATAATAATTTCTATATGATACTCTATCTGCTGTAGAGCGTCCTCTACCTTTTCTAGATTCACCATATAATATTATATCTATACCATCTGTAACAATGTCTGAAATGGCTTTTTTAATTGCTGGTATTAATACATCTCCAAAAATATAAGACTTAACACTAGGTGCATCTTCAGAGATTATATTACCCATAAATTTGTCAAACAAACCTTTTTTCTTACGTTTGACTGTACCTGTTACTACTTTTTCTGTAACTCTCTTTTCAGTAAGTTGTTCTGATGCTTTTTTCTGTTCTTCTTTATACTTATGAGAGTTTGGTGGATAATTCTGAATTTCCAATTTTATTCTCCTTTCTAAAATAAAAATAAAAAGAGTATCTGTTTAATTAGATACTCCTTTAATCGATTAAAGACATTATTCTTCAGTTTCTTCTATTGAACTAACTTCTGAATACTCTACAGTATCTATATTTGCATTTTTTCTAGCTTTAATCTTTTTAACTACTATGTAACCTAATCCTACTAATGCTGCAACACCTAATGCTACACCACCAATTTTTACTAGTTTACTTGCAGTTGAAACTTCAGCTACTTCTGCAACGTCTTGTACTGTTTCTAATTCTTTATTTTCCATAGGTGTGAAACCTCCTTTCTTTTATGTCTCATTATAGTGTATGCATTTTTCGCGTTTAAATTTATATAAGTTTATCGAAGTCATACTTCGGGCTTATATCTACATCAAATACAATACATGGTTCATCTTCTTCAGTTATACATGCATTGAAAGTTGGTTCTATTAAACCATTATCTAAATTCCAACCCATAAGATCACCATTTTTAATATCATCTAAACCTAATTCGCCATAGAATTCATTTAATGAAATATAATGGTCATATGTAAGTCGTCTATTAAGTTTATTAATAGTTTGTTTAATTGTTTCAATATCTGATTTGAAATATCTACCAGATATCATATCTTTACATAATGTGTTACCTTTTGAAGTAACAATTATTTGTTTTGGAGAAGGTTGATCATTATTGACATCATCTTGAGCAATTTTATCTCTTATCTCTCGTTCCTTTCTCTCACCAAGAGTATCTATTACTTTATCTCTATATCTAATTAATGTACGTTCAGATAAAGCATATGCTGCTCCTAATGCTGCATTTCGTTTATAATTAACTGCACTTGCGCCTATTATACATGCACTTGATGCTACAAAACTTAAAGCTGATGGTAAATATGGTTTCCATACAGCTAAAAATGTTTCTTTAGGTGTCAAATGATTTACATTTAGTTGGTTCTTCTTATCTTCTACTAACATCATAGCTTTTGGTGTAGCTCTGACAGCAGAAATAACAGAATAGCCCATACCAACTATTCCGACACCTGTTAAAATTTCAGGACTATGTTTTCCTAAAAATTTCTTCGAATTGTTAAAAAATTGTGTAATTTTTTGATTCATGTTATTCTCCTTTCTAAAAAATTAAAGGACATTGCTGTCCTCTATTTTGTTAAATCTGCAACTTTAGCATTTACTGCTTCATCGATTAATAATTTTTGTGTTTGGTTTGAAGCTATACCACTAACTATAGTACCAGCTAATGTTAAACCTAAACCAACAATAGTTAAAATCTTTGGATTCATAAATTTGCCTCCTTTACAATATTTTCCATTACAGGATAAGTTTTTTTCGCGTTATCTTAACATAATACCTTCAGCATCAAAACATACATTCGGCTCTGTAATAGCATTAATAATAAATACATCTACTTTGTCTTCTCGTTCTCCACCAACATCCATTGAACATAATTGGTTTTCAAACTTAATTTCAAAATATGTACCATCGTCATACCAACCTATTTCGTTAGCATATGAAAGTGGTTCCAAACCTAATAATCGGTAAAAGTCGTTCATTGTAACAGCTCCACTTGCTGCAAATTCTGCATTCAAGTTATTTTCTGCTCTTAGAACATCTTCTATACTACTTTCAAAATATCGCAAAGATTGATAATCAAAGAATAACTGACCGCCTTCACTCAAATCTTTAAACATTATTGGATGATCATTAAGTATAGCATTTTTAACTCTTTGGTCAGCATCTTCACCATATAATTCTTTAGTCTTTGCAACATATTCTTGATGTAAATTATTTAATGTAGCATATGCTGCTGTTAGTGCGTTTTGTGTTTTACTATTTAAAATATGTAAGCTTAATATTGTACCTAGGGTAGTAATACAACTAATAGCCGTAGGTACATAAGGTTTCCAAGCTATTTTAACTATTTCTTTTTTAGTAAGTTTATCGCCTTTTAACTCTTCTGCTTCATTAATTAACTTAAGAGCTTTCGGAGTTGCTTGAATACCTAAAATCGTTGTCGCTACTACTCCAACCATACTTACACCTGTTAAAATTATTGGTGAATATTTTTTTAATAAAAATTGTGCGTTTGTCATGAATATTGTTTCTCCTTTCTTTTAAAATATCTATCTAAAAACTAAAAGGACTTTGTTATAGTCCTTTAGTGTGAGATAGCGTATTACCTCTTATTCGTTTTGGGAATGGCTCCACTTAAAATATTACGTCCTAATGTACTTGTTATGGTCGATGACTGATCAAATTTAAATGTTAAGATTATAGAATAGATCGATACTGCTGTTGTTACTGTAAATGTTGTTATATCTATTACTTTGTTAATTATATCTTTTCTTGATTCAGATTTTAGTTGTTTTTCATTTATTACTTTAGTTGACTCAATCTGAGCAAGTTCGATTAATTCCTTTCTAATATTATCACGTTCTTTTACTGCGTTTTCATAGTATTCACTATTCTTGTCTAAACCTTTAATAAGACCAGACACGTTCTCATAATCGCTCCATAGCGCGTTCTTAATTTTGTGCATGACACATTCCTCCTATTAATATATTTGCATAATACCTTCTCCATTAAAGGACAAGTTATTCTCGCGTTTCATCTTCTACTGGTATTCTTGCGCCGTATACAACTTGCATTACGACTTTCTTTATTTTACCGTTTTTTAAATCAACTGGGTATAAATGAACTCTCATTTGTTGTGTTTTTTCATCAACAGCTATATATCCCCAAGTTGTTTTTGGGAATATAAAAGCTAGTGTTACAGTAACGCCGAGCTATAATACCAACTATTAAACCAATAAGGTAATGTAAAACCATAAATTTACTCTCCTTTCTAATTCTAAAAAATAAAGAGCATTGCTGCTCCTTATATATTAGGTAAAATTTGATTAAGATTTAATTTTAATTATTTTAGCATCTTTTGTTTTGTTAACTTCGACTTTATCAAGTATATCTTGTCCAATCTTCATACCAATTGTACAAGTAATACCTGTTAATAATCCAGTTATCATAACACTTAATATTCTATTCATATTAAATACCTCCTTATAAATTTATTTACCTGTTTCTATAATAAGGTATGCAAATTTCGCGTTTAATCTTTCATTTTTAATAATCTTAATTTGGTTCCACATTCTTTATTAAAATTGTTAATTTGTTTTCTAGCAGCCATAGCTTCTAGTGGTGTTAATTTAACTTGAGCATCAACTACTTCAATACGTTCTATGTAATCTTTAATTTCTGGAGCACATTCATTAGCCCACGCTCTTAAAATATCAGTCGTAACACCTTTAAATAAATAATTTTTCTTTTTCATTTACATACCTCCTATTTTAATTTCATTATTTTATAAAGAATTCTTCTAACATCTTTATCTTTTAAATTACCTAAAACATCTGATCCATGCATTATTTCGTATGGATACACTAGTACATATTCTTCATCAGGATCTATAACATCAACTCCTTCAGTTTCATATAAGGTGCATGCTAGTTCCCATCGATCGTTTTCAAATCCATGACATCCATAAGCTTTAACTACTGAAGCACCGTATCCGTTCGGAAAACGAAAAAGATAATGTATACCAACTTGTTCCATTATAGTATCTTCCCAAATATCAATGATATACTTCTCTAAACGTATGCCGCAATGTAAACTCAAATTTTTACCCATAGCATTTCCTCCTTTCTCAAAAATTAGAAAGACATGATTGTATTGAGAATATACAATTCGGCAACATCACCTGCCTACATACCTTTCCATTATAGAGTTTGTTTTTTTCGCGAAAAACAAAAAGAAGAAGATTAGTCATCTTCTCCAAAAGTTCCTATGTAACCTAATGTTCCTAAGAATATTATGAATATTGGTCCTGTCATATCTGTTTCTCCAATTCCTTTAAATATGAATATAGACAATATTCCTAATAGTATAGACATTAATGCATAGAATCGATCGGTCAATACAATCTTTCTCTTTCTTAAATGTTTTCCTTTGTTTCTTTCTTGTTTAATTTTCATAATTAATACCTCCTTAGTTTTCTATAATACAACATGTATTTTACGCGAAAAATAAAAGAGTCAGTTAAGACTCTCTATTTTATTCGTTAACACATAGATGATAATATACGTATGCTTCTTCAACTGTTAAATCTTTGATGCGATTAAAAATTTCATTTGGGCTATATCCTTCCTTCATTAATTTAGAATACTTTCCTAAACGAATTTGTTTAACCTTCTCTGGTTTTTCAATTGCTTTGAATCTTTCTACAATATTTTCCATCTTTTATTACCTCCTATATAATGACATGTATTTCACGCGAAAAAAGAAAGAGAGTCTGTTAAGACTCATCTATCTTATTAAATATTTTCTTTAATTCATCAACGGAACCTTTTTTAATATTTATGATAATGTTACCATTATTTTTTCTTTGACTTTCAGCTCCAGCATCATAAATAATTTTACCGACTCCAAATAAGAATAAAGTTGTAAATACTCCATATAATAGATTTTTCATAATAATCACCTCTTTCTTTCAAAAATATACTATTTTTTCTATAAAAAGGCATGAAAAATACGCGAAAAATGGCCAAATCGCAGTATACGTACGAGAATGGCTTATAATCAATTTTACCCCCTTTATAAACAAGTTATATTCCTTAATTTTTAAAAAGGCTTAAAATTGATTTTCAGAGGTCGTTTTTCTCAACTTTTTGAAAAAATTCCTTATTTTGGCAAAAAGAAGAGGATATGCATAAAACACACCCTCTTTTTAATTATTTATATACTCCAATATTAACATATCCAACTCTACCAGTCTTAACGACATATACTTTATCAACACCAGCATTAATATTAGCTAATATTTTAACTTGCGTCAATGGTAAATATGACCATTGTTTTCCAGATAAATTAGATCTTTCATATATTGTAGTATTATAAGCAAATCTCTTTAATTTACCTACAGTTCCTCTATCCATGTTTGGTCCTGTAGAACCACCATCAGATACATAATCACCAGATACCCAACCATTAGCTGGACTAATAATATGATACCATCCGTTTTGTTCTCCATCTACTGTTACTTCTGTATCATTACTTAAATGTGCTACCACATCATTATTTGTACCAGGAGCAGATCTAACATTAAGATGACTGCTTACATTTATTACGTGCATAGTTCTATTACCTGATGGTACAGAATCTGCTAAATATGAAGAACTTACCCATTTACCATCACCTATTCTAGACCATCCATCAGATTCTTCGTATACTAATACTTGAGTTCCTTTTGGTAAACTTCCTATAACATTGCCATTAGGAGCATTTCTAACAAGAAGATTCAATGATTTAGTATTAACATATTTTACAGCTGGAGCTGCTGGTTCAGGAGCTGTGGTATCACTAGTTATCTTATATGCAAAGAAAGCATGAGCTTCAGAATTTTGTTTAAATGTATCAATTTGTACAAAACAACTATTTCCCTCAACACTAACTTTTCCTTGTCTACCATATCTATTAAATTTACCAGCATACAAATAAGGATCAAATATCTCTATCTGATCACCTCTAGCTCCTACAGCAAGAATATAATGTCCACCTGTAGTCCATAATCCGGCACTACATAATATAACTACAAAATATCCATCTTTACATGCTTGTAATGCTTCGTATGAAGACTTAACTTCTCTAGTTTCTAAACCCCATCTTTGAGCTACATATGGAAATAATTCCCATGCAGTTCCGCCATTTGGTCTAAAACCATTTTGTCTAGCTATGTCTCCCATAGTGTCCGGACGAACTATCTCTTTTGAACTAGATACTACCATTGCAGCACAAGTTACACCACAACCACCACTTTTTATAGTAGCACCTGGAAGTTCTTGTGATGGATATAGATGATTAGCCCATCTAGGATCAGCTTGATTGTAATAAACTTTTCCCATATTATAGTCCTCCTTCACTATTTTCTTCAATTATTTCATATTCTCTGTCATCAGCTTCTTCATCAGACATTTCCGGAATTATTTGACTATCTACTACCATGTTATTATCTACAAAAGTACCATCTACAGTATCTAATACTTTTACATTATCTTTTTCTTCGTCCATAACATTATTCTCCTTTCAATTTTTTAAATAAGTCATTTACAAAATTAGCACCTCTTGAAACTATAATACCAGTAAATACTGATCCTATAAAAGGTACTGCCATATTTAATCCTACTATTGGGAATATATCAATTTGAGCTAATAAACATACAACAACACCTAAAATAAGACTTCCTATCATATTAATATTAAGTTTTTGTTTGTCATATATCATTTTGATATTTTCCCAAATAGCTTCAATTAATATAGCTACTAAAACTAATTGTGCAAAGTCCATCATAATAGTTCCTCCTTTCTATTATAATATTTCTTTCTCTTCAATAAGCAACTACACCCTGTATAAACGTTTTTAAACATCTAATTCCTATATCTTTCCAATTATTTTTTTTCATGTATCCTCCTTTATGGATTATAATTGTTAGTTTTTGGTGCTTGCACGTAAACATTGCTAGGTTGGACTGTTGTATCTATTGATAATATATTTGTACCATTTATTGTCGGAATATTAACATTTGTGTCTGATAATGACTTGCTTTCATTTGCTCCAATTGGTTCATCTAAATATATATTAGTTGTTGTTGGTTCTATGTATGGTTCATAAGATGTTGCTGTTGAACCTTTTTCAATTTGTATAGCAAAATTACAATCAACATTAGTTGTCGCACCTTGAATACCAACAAATAATTGTGCAGTGGTTGAATAATCACTATCTATTGTGAAAGTTACAGAAGGAACAGTATTTCTGACACTTCCTATACTATATTGTGTACCAGTGCTAGTTTTAACTCCATTTAATTGTGCATATATACCACTTGGCAGAGTACCTTTGAATGACATTGTATAAGTTTGTCCTATCTCAAAAGTTGGAAGGTTAGTATTTTGTGTATTTTGTGTATTTGGTAATATCCATGTAGCATCAGTTTTAGTATTAGTTCCACTTAAATAATAAAAACCGTTACTTCTATAAGAAGTGACACCGTTAACTATTGTTGTATTAGCATTGCTTGTATTTAATAAATTTTTACCACTTATTATAGCAGGTACTTTATACTTTCCATATGGTTCATAATTCTCATCATTAACAGAATTTATAGAAATTTGAATGTGTTTACTATTATTTTCAAAATCTTCACGCTTAGGTACCATTGTTTCATTATTTCCTTTTATTCTTCGAGCAATTTTTAATATCCCATCTTGGGTTGTTGTTACTGTAAGACTTCCAAAAACACCACCATTAGCAGTTGTAATAGCTGTATTTGAATTTACAACAATAAAAGCGGTTGCATCTTGAGCTTGATTGTAATTATAATCACTTGTGACATTATAAGTAGTATTAGGCTCTAGTGTAATTTGAATATAATTAAAATATTCATTTACTTTTTTTTGCTCATAATCAAACAGCCAATTATAATCAAGTAAATTTGCTGTTCTATCTCCAACTCCACCATTTGCACCATCAATCCTATAATTCAATAAGTTATTTCCATTACTTGGAAAGGTCAAAGGAGGCGCGCCTTCAACTTCAGTTGAATACATATCTCTCAATGCACTCGCCATCTCTCTAGGCTTGTAAGTTGTTGCCACGCCTTTCATCTGACGAATTGTATCAGCTATATCACTATAATATTGATTATTAGTTAATACTTTCATTAATAACTCACCTCATCTCCATCTACAATTGAATTAAATAGATTATTTACATAAGTTTTGGTTGCATAATCAGTCAAATCTACCTTTTGTGTTTCTAATTGTGCTAGTTTATAATAACCTACTTGTCCTCCAGTTGCTTGATTGGTATATGTAATAAAATCTTCATCAGTTGTATATGTATATTGAACACTTGTATTTTCTACACTATATACCCACAAGTCTGGAACTAATTTGGTTTGAATCATAAAACTTTGTCCTGGTATAAATTCAGTTTTTTCAGCGGTGTTTAAATAATTTATAAACGCTTGATACGTTGAATAGCTTTTTGCTTGATTTGCTAATTTTGCTATGCTGTTTACTTCATTTATAGCAGTTGGTACGGTTTTATTTATTGTAGTTAGGGTATTATCTGTTATGTCTTGCTTTCCACTTATATCTTGATGTTCTTGTATAGCACTATCTGCTTTGTTTAAACTTGTTTGTACTGCACTTGCTAAATCTGTTTTTGGTATTCCTAATGCTGGCTTTGTATATTTTTGATTTACAGCAGTATTAATTAATTGTTGTATTTCTGTTTCTGTTAAAAAGTTACTTATTTGAGCATTTACCCAACTTTCTGTTGCATATCCTGTTAAATCTATTGCTGTACTTCCTATTTTTTCCCAATCATAACTATTATTAACCTCTATTGTTATATATTCATCTTTAACATTTTGTGTTTGTGGATCTTGACTTGGTACTAAATATATTGTATTTAATGTATCAATACTTGGTGTTGGTAACGTTGAAACTATCCTAAATATTCCTGTTTTCATTGCAGATATTAAATTATTTACTTCTGTTTTATTATAAGTATCTGATTTTAAGTAGTAGTTTACAAGATTATTTACACTTGCAGTAATGAAGTTACTTACATCTGGTATCATATTTGATACCCTATTTGTTACATCTGCTTCTATTTCATTTTTATCTGCATTTGTATAATAATCGATTCCTTTTTGAGGGGTATATCCAGTATCGCCTTTATCTCCAGTATCACCTTTATCTCCCTTTATTCCTTGCTCTCCTTGTTCACCTTGTTCACCTTTATCACCTTTCTCTCCAGTATCACCCTTGTCGCCTTTTAATCCTTGTATTCCTTGCTCACCTTTATCACCTTTATCACCTTTATCACCTTTATCACCTTTATCTCCAGTATCACCTTTATCTCCTTTTGGTCCTTGTTCTCCTTGTATACCCTGCTCGCCTTTATCACCTTTATCACCTTTATCTCCTTTTGGACCTTTAGGATACAATTCAAAATAAATTTCATTTTCGTTATTTTCTAATTCGGCATTCATTTAATATCACTCCCTTCTGGATATAATTTTAGAATTTTTGGACCATCTACATCATCATATCCTATAATAGTTTGTTCGTGATTTAATTGAATTTCATACCAATAATCAATTGGTTTATTTGCTATTTCTCCTATTTTTGTATCATTACTATCTAAACAAATATCTATATAATTAGTTGATTCGTTAACGATAATTTCTTTTGATAATAATGGTTTTTCATTAAATGCTTTCTTATTATAAACAGTAAATGATATTATATCATTAGGATTTAAAATATGTTCTTCGTTTTTTAATCTTAATGTAATTGTACATTTATCTCCTCTAGTTAATAATATTGTTGTTCCATCTATCTTAAACATACATCAATCCTCCTTTCTACAATAATCCTTTAGCCTGTAATCTTTCAAACATACTATTGACATAGCTATTTCCGCCTTTGTCATTATATGTTTTTTTAGTTTCATGTAACATACGTTTTTGTTCTTCGTTTGGTGTATAAGCACCATCTTGTATCTTTGTCATTTCCACGATGAGGAAACGTTTACAATTATCCATTTCCATTCTATCTAATTTTTCATGTAATTTACGATCCTCATCTTCAGACTGTTTTTTAAATTTATCCATTTTTTCATCTACAGTTTTTAGTAAATCTTTTTGACTCTCTAATTTATTATTTGATTTAGTTTGTATATATATTCCAATTAAACCGATAATAGCCACTAATACAGTAGCAATTGCTTGCGCCATTTTGACTCCTCCTTTTAATTGACTTCGTCGTAAGTAATCATTATGTAACCTTCTTTTAATCCAGCATGATTTGAAATTGATTTTGTTATCTTTACAAATTTATACAAACCAGTTTCTTGTTCTTGCTCATCTATAATTTCAACTTGTTTAAAGAGAACATAATCATTCTCTGTAATTTTCTTTTCATCGTCTTGTATAATAGCACTATTAGTATTTAATAATGTATTATATGTAGATGTACTTAAATTAATTTCATGAGTTTTAATCATTTTAAACCTCCTTTCTAAGCTGTACGTTTCCAAATTGAACAAGCAATATAAGGAATAGGATGACTGTGCCCTGCTCCGCCTCCTGTTTTACCAATTTTTGTCCCCCATGGTCTAAACTGTAAGCTACTATTCCATATACTATCTTGCACAGCATCACTTTTATTAGTACCTGCATCCCAAACCATCATACGATCAGGAAATTCATGATCATGGGAAGGAATTTCATTTACTGTTAAAGTATGATCGTTTGTATTTGTTCCACTTCCAATATTACCAGTTGAATTGGTATTTGTATTTGATGTTGTTACAACTGATCCATAAATAAATCCGCCTGTTAATCTGGTCCATGTTCCTCCAAACTTAGTAGAAGGATTAGTTGTATCACAAGATAAATAAATTGAACCGACTGGATAAACAGAATTAAATATAGCAGTCTTAATTTTATTATATATAGCAGTAGCCAAACTGTCTGCTACTTGAAAACTAGCCATAGAATGCCACCTTAAGAGGGGCTAAGACATTAAATATGCCCCTCCCCCTTCTATTAATTATTTTAAACATATTATTCTCCTTTCTAAGCATACCATATTGCTTTAACACCACCTATATATAATCCGTCAGCACCAACATAGGTAGCACCACTTGATTCAAGAGTACCATTTACTTTAAAGGTTCTATCACTTGCAGGTAATCCATTAATACCGTAATGATACTTACCATCACTACCTTTATAACGTGCCATACCGAATATACCTGAGGTTACCGTCAATTCAGCAATTTTATATCTGTCTTCATATTTATATGTCGTATTTAGACCGGTTGAAACGAAGATTTCAACAGTATATGCTGTACCAACTGTAAATCCACCACTAGATCCATTTGCATGTAATTGTATGACATTAGAATTAATGGCTAATATTTTAAAATTACCGTCTTTAGTAGATGAACTGTTACTGTTAACAGCATTGGTTATATCATAATATGAACCAGTCTTATTAACTCTATATTCTACTTTTAATAAAGCATTTGGTCGTGATGTTCCATTAGCCCAATCACCATTCCAAAATGCTAATGCACCGTTTAAGTATGTAGCAGCATTAACTCCGTTTTGTCTATCTGTCTGCAATTGACTAGTAGCATGGCTTGGAGTGATAAGTGTGATGGATTTGCTAACAGTTTTATATTGACCTCTTTTGTCATAAGCCGATACTGAAATCGAACTTGTATTACCATCATTAACAGTGCCTGTTACAGAAGCACTACTAGAATAATTAGCTTGAGCACCAGCTCCATTTGGCCATGCAAAGTTATATTTATCTAGAGTAGCTCCATAATTTGATGTTGCTTTTTGAGTAGCTGTTACAGTAAATTCACAATTGCTCATTCCAGAAATTAATATTCCAGGATTATTTACACCATTTTTACCAGTTAATTGTGATGCCAATGAATCAGTATCTTTATAATTAAAATCTGTAAATGTTGGTGCTTGACCATTATTACCGCTAACTTTATAAGTACCAGATTTAGTTCCTACATTATGACCATCATATATACAATAGTAAACACAATTACCACTTGTGGCAGCTGGTATACTATTATATAGTGTACTGGCTGTTGGTGTGAATGATTTAGATGTTCCGGTTGTAGTACCACTATATAACTGAGTACCATTAGTATTATCTTTTTTCATATATACCGTAACATTTCTACCATGCGGATTATATAATGATACTGTTTGTTGATTTCCTATTGTCAAATCGCCAGTAGTAACCGCTGTAACATAAGGCCATTGACTAGTTATTTTAGATGGAACACCTGAATATCCTCTATAATATCCATTAGACGCATTGGCTCTAGCATAATATGTTGTATTAGCACTTAATCCAGTAAATGTACCACTAGTACCTGTAATAGTACCAACTTTATTATTACACCCCGAATCAGTAAATAAATCAATATAATTGTCTTGTATTGGTTGATATCCATTATGAGTTACAGACATAGATGCTGCTATAGTTGTTTCTGTTACGTTGCCCATACTAACTGTAACTGTTGGTGTGGTAACATTATTATCCAATGTCCAACTACCATCACCTGATGATGTATTAGAACCACTATATGGATGTGCTTCAACCCATGCACTAAACCATGTACCACCACCTAGATCAAAATCTCCTGATGCTATACAATCATCTTTAACAAAACTATCTCCAGATGAAAAATCATGACCGGCTATAGAACCATTAAAACCATAATTAGCAATATATTGACTACCACTTGTACCAGATGTACATCTACTATAACATTCCCAATGAATATGAGCTGTATTACCTGACCAACTAGTAACCCACCAAGAGAAATCCCAATACCATGTTTTACTTACTGGTGTACAATAACTAGTTGAAAATGAACCTGAACTTGCCATATAAAATTTCTCCTTTCTATCTTATATATTCTACATATACATTATTATTTGACGAATCTTTTATCATTGTATGAATTAAATCTCTTTCAACAATATCACCAGTTGATTCTAATCTATTAGTAACAGTGCCATTGTCAGTGATTTTAGTTATTAAATTACCTATTGTATCAGTCTGTGGATCATATTGATAAACTAATATACCGTCTGTTGTCATAAAGTTTTTAGTTTTAGCTGTAGTAGCAGTTACTTCAATACCTAAACTTGATAATTTAACCATTGCACCATAAACTTCATTACTAGATAATTCCCAAGGTTTAATATCACCATAATTTAACATTAAATCACTTATTTCAAAACCATTATTATTTATTGAGTTAGTTGATTCAATAGAAATTTGTAATGAATTTGCTGTATTTAAGAATGATGGATTTGCTAATACTGGATCAGTATCTGAGTTAAATGTATATTCAGTCCACTGATTAACAGCTGAATTAAATGTCTTTTCAAAATATACAACAGAACCATTAAAAACTTTAATTTTACTTGTAGCGTTAGCTCCATTTTTATATTTAAATGATATAGACATCATTTTATTAGCTAATAAAGCTACTATATTATTTGGTGCTGTTGTAACGGATCCTTTAGCACAAAATAGTTTACCTCTTGAAACAGTTATACCTGTTAAATCTGCATCGTAACCGAATGGTGTATAAATAGTATTAGCTGCTATACTCCACATTGTTGGTTTATTGTCATTATCTGCAAAATAACCTACAGAGTTTTGTACTAAATTTGTACCACCTGTTATCTTAAATATATTTTTAATAGATTCAACATCTGTTTCTACATTTAAGAAACGCTGTGTAATTTTAATTCTTTGATCGTAATCATTTAAACCAGAACCTTCTAATGTTCCCTCTGCTGTTTCTAATCTATCATCTAAACCACCATCAGCATGAATATCATTATCAACTTTTTGAATATGATTTATTAAAGCTTCAGGATCATCTGGATTTTCTGGATCACCATAAACAGTTACTTCTGTTCTAGATAATCTATTTTTTATACCTCTATCATTTTCTTCTTGATCCCTTTTATATGATGTAAAAGTGGTTTCCTTAAAATATGTAAGATCATTATTTACATTATCTATTTGATCTTCGACATCTTCTGGTGATGGAGTCCAATCTGTTGGTATATTACCCTTTTCAAATTTTATTTTTATTATCCCATTTAGTATATCATCCAATTCTACATTTTCATATAATGCTAAATGAAGAAATTTATCGTTTGCTCCAGATGTAAATTTTACATTTTGTAGTCCAGTAGCAGATCTTAAAAAGTTATCTTCAGCATCACAAATTATAAATAAAACACTAACACCCGGTTTTGTAGGAGCTATTATTCTTATCCAATATTCTGTATTTGGTTCTATTTCTATTATTTTTTTTAATGCAATTCTTCCATTATATAATTGTATTGTTGTTTTTTCTCCAACACTTGGTATTTTCCAATGTCCATTAGTCCAATTACTAATATTATGTGATATATAATTTCTAGTTCCAACTTTTAAATTATTGATTGTATCTTGAGCGGCTTGAGCTTTATTATATGCTTGTTTAGCCGCTTCATAAGATGATGATTTAACAGCTTTACCATTGCCATCATCTGTATACTGAAATGTACCATCTGAAAAGACAATACAATCTGTATAATACAATGTATTTGTGCTTCCACTCGTATAAGTTGGCTCTGATGTAGACCAACCACTAGGGGTTAAAGTAGTTGGTACTGCCGGTGCAGCAGCCGTGGAAGCTTGTAACTTGTAATAACGTGTAATACTATCAGTATCTCTATATTTAGAAATAGTAATAGTAACACTTGCTTTAACTGCCATACTTTAACCCTCCAATTGACAAGTATATGCTTGTATGTTTGCTACGTCTGAAGCCTGAACTGTTAAAGTTCCAGCAGCTTTTGGAAACCCAGTTGGTTGAGTATCAGTAGGAGCTCCTTTATACCATTTTATAGTTCCTAGACTTCCATCGACAACCCCTGTAGAAGCATTTACAGTTTTTTTAACACCACCTTGATATACTTCAGCAGTAAGAACAGTTGAACCTGAATTATTTTTAAATACAGTTCCATTTGATGATACTACTGATACTGATATAGCATCTTTTCCGGCATTACCTTGTTGACCTTGTTTACCAGCAACAGCATAAGTAACAGCTGTAGCATTATCTGAATATGTTATTGTTGTTTTTGTCCAAACATAATTATTGACATCTGGAGCCAAAGCAGTATCGCTCCAAGTTCCAGTAGGTACTGTAGTACCACTTGTTGATTTTTGATATTGTGTTTTAGTATTAGTAACAGTTGGGCTAGTTCCATTTTGACCTGGATTACCTTGTTGACCAACTTTACCTCCAACGGTATAAGTAACAGCTGTCGTATTATCAGAATATTTTGTAGTTGTTCTAGTCCATCCATATTGTGTGGTAGTTGGTGCAACTGGCGTATCACTCCATTCACCAGTTGGTACTGTAGTACCAGAAGTACTTAATTGATATGCATAAGAAACAGAAGATACTGTTACAGAAGTACCTGGATTACCTTGCTGACCCGTTCTAGCAACAGACAATGAAAATTTCTTATGTACTGTTATACCATCAACTACTACTGGTATATCTGCTTCGAGTGCTTGATTTAATACTGAAGTCAATGCAAATGTTATTGTTACAGCACTAGTTCCACTATTTGATACTGTAGCAGTAATTCCACTTGTAACTTGTGTTCCATCAGCTTTATAAAATTTAATTGCACTTTGAGTAACATTTACTGAATTACATTGATTTGTTCCACAGTAGGCAACTGCTTGGGTAGAACATGAACTACCTGATGCAGCACCACTAGTCCCACCAATAAAAGTAAATGCCTCAGAGGTCAATATTACCGAATAAGCATCTGTTATATCGGTAATTGTAATTTGATTAGAAGCTTTAATAGCCATAATTTATTCTCCTTTCAATTAATCATTTATTAATTCACACATATAAGATACTTGATTATCTATATCATTTGGCGTAATCGTGTATTTAAATCCTTGATCTGAAATATGACTATCAGATGCTGAAATAATCCCCCAATCATTATCAGTTAATCTTCTCCATTTCCATTGAAGATATACACTATTACCCATAGCAGCTTTTAAATCTGTCATATTAGTTATTCTGTCTTTACCTCTGTAAATAACAACAGATAAAATAGTTGAAGCTTGATTACTTTTAAATACTGTACCTCTAGATGATTCTATAACAAGATTACAAGTCGTGTTTTCAGCCAATTCTTCCATTTGTTCAGCTATTGATTTAGAACTTGATTCCGTATATATTTCGCTAGCTTTAATCATTATTTTATATTGGTTATCAGTATCTTTAAAGAATTTAATAAAATTTTTATTATCACCAAAAGCTATTTGGCCATCATCATCCATATATACTCCACGAGATACATTATTAACTGAACTTTTACCTCCAGAATATATAGAATGTTGAGTTATATTATATCCACCTATTGTAGCACCAAATGCAACTAAATCTGTAACAGATACTTTATCTGCAGTAATAGATTTAGCAACTATATTAGTACCATCTAAACCCGATTCATAAGTTGAACTTAGTTTATAATAAGTATTAGATGTCCATGTCGGTGCTTCGTCACCAGTAAGATGAATGTACTCATTATCTTGTATAATATAATAATCTTTATAATTAGTTTCCCAATCTTCTGGTTTTGTATCTAATAATACAAACTTTGAAGCTTGATCTGTACTAATATTATTAAGACCATCTATATTTAATTTATAATATAAACCATCAGAGCCTTTAACAACAAGTTTTTCAGCAGCAATAGTATTACCTTCAATTAAATCACCTTTAATAGTAACACCAACTAATTCGCCTGTTATTTTGCCCTCTTGCACTACTAGATCTTTAATAATACCAGATTCAGTAAATAACTTAGTAACAGCTGCCATATTAATATTAGCAAAATCAATAGTTGCATATTCAGCATCTAAATGTTGAGTTTTTAATTCATCAATTATAGCCTGACTCAATCCAACTAATACTCCATCTATAATACTAAATCCACTATTTAATATTGTAATATTATTTCCATGCTCAGTTATAATATTATCTTGTTGATCTATAATATTACCCTGCTGTTGAATAACATTATCTTGTTGAACTATCTTATTATTGATTTGTGTAATTGTATTACCTTGTTGATTAATGTCATTATCTAATTGATCAATTTTATTACCATGTTGGTTTATTTCATTTCCTTGTTGTCTAATAACATTTCCTTGTTGTTCAATGGTATTACCGTGTTGAGTTATAGTATTATTTTGTTGAACGATAGTATTATTAATAGCTGTAATTTCATTACTATTAGCAGTAATATCATTATTCATACTATTAATAACGTCGCCTTGTTGATTTATTTCATTACCTAATTGTTTAATAATATTTCCTTGTTGATTAATAGCATTGTTAGCTTGTAAAATATCATTATTAACTTGTTTGATATTATTATCTATTTGTATAATACTATTACCTTGTTGTTCTATTGTATTATCTAATTGTTTAATAGTATTACCTTGTTCATCAACTTCATCTTTTAAATCTTTAACAGATTTTGATCTAGCTGAAGGAGAACTTATATTACCAGTTACAGTTGCAGTATGATTTTTGATCATTACTTTAACACGTTCTCCAGTTTCAGCTTCCACTGTAGAAGTAACTGGTGTCCAAATCTCAGATCCATCTATTTGCACATATTCTTCACCATTTATAGTTTTATATATACCATTAACTGTGACTTCTTTTGGTTCTTCTTTTTGTTCAGTTAATTTTACAAATTGATTTATTAGATCTTGTGATAAAGCCATAATATATTCTCCTTTCTAGTTCCATAATTTTTTTGTGAATACAGCTGTTTCATTTACTGAACAACCGTTTTCGCATTTAATAGATTGCTTTATGACTTTAGCTTTGATACCTTCTAAACCAGCTCGTTTATAATTTAATCGAACTGCGTCTCCAACTCTAACTGGACAATAACCATGTGTATAAGATATTTGATATTCGACAGATGATAATTTCTCTAATAACAATTTAGCATATTCATCAATTTGTTCTTCTGTTGGATATCCAGTTAAATTTGGATTAGTATCTCTATATAATATTTCTCGTCCTCTATTTACAGTAGACGTTAAACTATTTGGATCATCATTAACAACTCTAGCTGTATATTCTTTTACTCCGGTTGAACATACAACTTCTACAACATTTGGTATTCCATATAAATCATGTTGCATAGTTATTTCTGGATACAAAATAGAACTATTATCGTCATTAAATGTAAACACTGGTTGTAATTCATCTACTTTTTGAATAGGGGCAAATAATATTTTTCCTTCTTCGTCTAAATGCAATCTATACTTTGCTTGAGCTATTAAATCTGATATATAGCTAAGCCACTTTTCGTTAGGATCAGCTACAAAATTATCTTGCAAAGTTTTGTCAGATATTGTTTCAACAACGGGCGCCCTACAATTATCTCTAACGATTAAATATGCTTGTCGCATAATATTTTCATTTTTTAATAAAGCAAATCCTAATGGAGGAGGATTTTCTTTAAGCTCTAATAGCGGGGTATAAGCATCCATTGATACCTTTCTAGTCTTTCCATCGTATGAACTTGATGGTGTTTGAACTAAAAAAGTACCAAGGACGATTTTAAATCTATTACCATTTTGATTTATTATTAAATATACTCTAATATAACATTCTCCCAAAGTATTATCTATATCGAGAGTAGCAGAACCAAGAGTATCAGCATCATCATCTCTACTAATATTACATGTTTTAACCATATCTAATGGTTTTTTATCTTTCCATGTAACTGGATCTACTTCATAATATTCAAATGTTTGTTCCATTGAATCAGTCCAATCTATTTCTGGTTTTTTTATTATTTCTTTTTCTTCTATGACATCCGGTCCAACAGTAAAATCTCCAGAAGGAGCAGAATTTACATAAAATCTATTATTTATTATATCATATATTCCTGGTTTATTATCTGATTTTCTATAACATGGAATCATATGACTTATGATATCATTACTATCATAAATAATAACATAATATATTCTTCCAAAAAATCTTCTTTGATCATTTCCTTGTAGCATTGTAGCAAATAATATTAAATCAGAATCAGCCATAGATGTGCCAGGATTAAAATCTAATCTTACATTATCTAAATAAGCTCCATTTTTACTTAATTCAATTATATGTATACCTATTGGAAATGAAGTAATGTTAATAGATTGTCCACCAAATTGTACCCATCCGTCATCCCAAAAAGATATTCCACTACCACCATTTTTTCTTGCCGAAAACACACATCCTTGTGCCGGCATCCCAGACAATCTTTCATATTTAGATAATATTTTTAAATTTACATTATTTCCATTAATATTTGTTTGTATACATGGTTTAAAAGATTGATTACTACTTTCTAAATATTCTACTTCTTGATATCCTGAAGGCAAATTATTACTCATATTACATACCTCCTTCCACTCTCTTAACTGAGAATGAAACTGGTATAGTAACAGCTAAATGTTTAATACTTAAAGATACAGTTATATTAGCCCAATATCCAGTACCCGATGGTTCTCTAACATATACATCACCCATCCATTTAGATAATCTTCTTAAACCATATAATAATTCTTTATCATCAACTGGTATATCACAATTCCAACTTGCTGTCTCACCTATCTGTGTTCCATAATAACTAACTGGATGTTTTCTACCAGCATATTCAATTAATGATACATCTTGATTCTTATTTTCACTTATATCTACATTGTATGGTAATTTAAGCATTGAACCTGCCCATGGAACTTCTAAGTTTTCTTCATTTGGATTATAATCGAACTTAGACCATTTTTCAGACCATTGAATAACTATTGAAGGTTCTCCAACTTTAACTGCTTCTACATCATAAAATGATATAGTTCCTGTTTCATTAGCTCTTGCTACTATTCTATATCTAGCATAATCTAATGCCGGATGTGGATCAACAACATATGTGTTTTCTGCATTTTCTATTTCTGTAGCAATTTCAGTAAATGAGCCATCATACTCCCTTCTATAAACAGCTAAAGTACATCCTTCAGATAAACGTTGTTTTATTTCACCTTCATCTTCATAATTTTCCATACAATATGGATGTATACTTGCTGTTAGAGTTTCTTCGTCTACTAAAATATCAGCATATGGACTATAACCAGTTTCACTTAAAGATACATCAAAATTTTGTGATATTGTTGCATTTAATCCTGAATCCATAGCTACTGTGATGTTTACTGTGTAATTAGATCCACTATGTAAATCAATCACAGCAGGGGTCATTTCTAACAAGAACCTCCATGCATTTCTTTCTGGATCGTAATATTTTTGATATACTTTATCACCTGGATTTATAGCTTTTACTTCACCAATATTATCAACAGTATTATAAGCATCATTAGATATAACTTCGATATAATAACTAATTGGCTTTTGTGTAGCTGGTCTAGCTAAAACATTTAAATAAAATGGAAATCCATCAATCTCTTCGACAGATATACCGTCTTTATTTGTAATATCTAATTCAAGAGTTGGCTGAGTATAAACATTAACTTCTCTTTCAATAGACCAATCACTATATTCACCAATAACACCAGCAGTCTGAACTTTCCATTTGATTATAAATCCTTCTCCCAATAAACCAGACCATTCTGGATCATCAGTATTAATTGTATAAACACTATTTTGATCTCTTTCTTCCTCAGGTTTAGTATTTTCTATAACCTTTGTATATTCCATTGGTTCTAATTCTGGATGAGCAGAATCAATAACCGTTATATGAACTCTTGCAAAAGTTTCTAACGAACCATCTGTAGAATTATGTCTCCAATATAAATTCAAATCTTCTCCTATAATAGCAGATACTACATTACTCCATGTTGTTGGAGCAGAAGGTTTTGTACCCAATATAACAGATTTAATAGGTGTCCAATCTAATGAATTACCTTTATCATTAATAGATCTAATTCTGAAGAAATATTCATATCCTAAATCTATATCTGTTATTAATATCCTAGGACCAGCTCCTTCTTCTGTAGTCTGACTGTGAACTTCACTTGAAGGTGTATCGAAATATTCTACATTTGTAGTCCATTGTATTTCATATTGTTTAGCTGTTGAGACAGCAGGCCATTCAACTAAAACCCCATAAGTAACTGATTGTTGTTCACTTATTTTTTGAGGTCTTAATGTTGTAATTTCAGATGGAGCTACAGGTAAAGAAATATCATTAGATGTAAAATTAGTCCATCCACCATAAATATTACCACGAACAGCTCTAGCTCGTACTCTATATTCATGACCAGCATCAACTGTTTCTACATATTTAGCATAATGTAATTCAGAATTAATTGCCACTTTTGCTGTTTTGTATTTTATACTATTATCTTGATATATAGCAATTTCTATAGAATCAGCATTAATATCAGTTGATATATTATCAAATATTATAGTTGCCTTGTTCTGATTATCTATACCAAAATCTGGGTCTGGAGGTAATAATGGTGGATTATTTCTAAAATCGTATTCTTTTATAGCCCAAGGAGATAACGGATTATTATTATCATCTATAGCTCTAATACTTAATCTACATACGAACCTATCATTAGAATCTTGAAAACTGTGTTCTGAAGCTTTTTGTCTGTCGCTTGTCGTTACTGTTTCTTCTGATTCTAACCATAAATGTCCATTTAAATCCCATATTTCCCATCTTACTTGAAACTTATTGTGACTTTGTTCCCAAATAGCTTCCATATTTCTTGATGTACCAGCTCGTAATGCAAACCATATAATATTAGGAGTTTGTGTATAAGCTGGTGGATCAGGTGGATTAGGCGCAGGTGCTGGAGCAGGAGCGCCACCTGTTATACCTGGTAAATCGAATAATTGACCAGGATAAATTATTGGATTTCCACTAGTGGGTAAACCATTAGCTGATGCTATTTCAGGCCATCTAGCACCATTTCCATAAACTGAACGTGCAATATTCCAAAGACAATCACCTCTGGCAACACGCCATCTATCACCTTCTCTAGGCATACCTACGTCCTCCTTTCAATTCTAGCAGCTCTTACTAATGTACCAACTGCTTCTTGTATCTCAGAACCGTTATCATAAGTAATACCATCAATAACATAAGTATCACCTTTAACTCCTCCAAGATCTTTTCTTAATTTATCTATTGCAGAAACAACTTCTGTATTTCCATTTTGAATTCTTCCACGGAAGTTAGAACTAATAGCTCCAACATTAGCTGCAACAGCATATGATGAACTATTTAACATTGAATTTAATGTTCCAACTCCATTAGTTACTTCACTTAAATCTAGAACAGGTCTAATAGTTGGTTGTGTATCCATATCTGAATTTATTATATCAGATACTTTTGCTATTGCATTTGATAAACCACTTTTAGCTCTATTACCTACATTTTCTGCTGCTTTATAAACATCTGACATATAACTGATAATACCATTAGCCAAACCTTGATCAAAGAATCTACCAAGTTTAAATGTTTCTTTAGATGGTGAATGTGAATCTATAGATTGTTTAGCAGCTTCTAATGCTCTTTTACCAACTTGGCTACCTGCATCTCTAGCTAAATAAGTATTATTCTTAATACCATCAGCAAATCCTTGAACAAAATATTTACCAACATTTGTTACTTGTCCTAATATATTATCATCTTTTAAACCATTATATGCTTCTTGAGTGACTTCTTTTGCTTTATCTTTTACAGAAGATTTAGAATCTTCTATAGATTTTATAAATTCATCAATAAATGCTCTAACAGCATCTCTAACTTTACTCATTGAATCTTCGGAACTTATTGTCTCATAGAATGATTTTAAACTATCATTTGCTAATTTTTCTAAACAATCTTTAAGATTATTCATGTTATCCATATTTATTCCATTAATTAATTCTATAGAATTAATAATAGATTTAAGTTTTTCAGCAGCAGCTTCAACATCTTCTTTGGATACATCTTTTTGCGCCTCAACAAAATTTTTGATACCTGCACCAACATCCCAAAATTTGTATGTCATATTTTTAAGTTTTTCTGGTGCATCGTCATTCCATTGAGCTTTACCAGCCATATCAGCCATATATCCTAATGCTTCTGTTGCAACCGTAACCGTTTTTAATTGGTCGTCGCCAAATGTACCAATAGCTCTAATAAATGCATTTAAACCAGAACCAACATCCCAAAATTTATTAGCAAAAGCTGAAATATCAGAATCACCAACAAACCATGATTTTAAACCACCAGTATTAGGTATTTCATTTGCAGCTGATGCTAATGCTTTAATAGCTTGGCCTGCGGCATTTACGGTCTTAACTTGATCATCACTAAATGTACCCAAGTTAGTTACAAATCCTTGTAAATTTGTACCTATTCCAGGGAATTTATCAGCAAAAGCTGAAATATCATTATCACCGACAAACCAGGTTACTAAACCACCTGTATTTGGCACTTCATTAGCAGCTGATGCTAATGCCTTAATTGCTTGACCAGCAGCATCGACAGTCTTAATTTGTTCATCACTAAAAGTTCCTAAATTAGATACAAAACTTACTAAATTGGTTGCTAAACCAGGAAATTTATCAGCAAAAGCTGAAATATCATTTTCTCCAGCAAACCAATTTGCTAATCCACCATTTTTAGGAACAGCTGCAGCAGATTCAGATATAGCTTTAATTGCTTTACCAGCAGCATCAATCGTTGTTACTTGTGCATCTGAAAATGTACCTAAATTAGTTACAAACTCTTTAAGATGAGTACCAACTCCTGGTAATTTATCACCAAATTTGCCTATATCATTATCACCGGCAAACCAAGATCCTATACCACCAGTATTAGGTATTTGTGATGCTGATTCGGCCAAACATTTAAGTGCATTTCCAGCAGCATCTACAGTTTTAACCTGAGAGTCTCCAAATGTTCCAAGATTATTAGCAAATTCTTTAATATGTGTACCAACACCTGGTAGCTTCTCTCCAAACTTTCCTATATCATTATCGCCAGCGAACCATGAACCAACACCACCAGAATTAGGTATCTCAGCCGCAGATTTAGCTAATGCCAATAATGCATCACATGCTGCTTTAACACTATTAACTTGTTCATCGCCGAATGTTCCTAATGATTCAATAAAGCTTTTAATATGCTCGCCAACACCGGGAAGCTTCTCACCGAATTCCCCAATATCATTATCACCTGCGAACCAAGAACCTATACCACCAGTATTAGGTATCTTAGATGCAGATTCAGCTAAAGCTACTAATACTTCAGCAGCACATTTTGCAGTTTTAACTTTATCTTCACCAAATGAACCCAAATTAGATATAAATCCAGAAATGTTTTTAGCAACACCTGGCAATTTATCACCAAATTCAGAAATATCATTATCTCCAGTAAACCAAGTAACAATTCCTCCAGAATTAGGTATCTTAGATGCGGATTGTGCTAATATAACTAAAACATCAGCAGCACATTTTGCAGTTTTAACTTTATCTTCACCAAATGTTCCTAGATTAGATATGAAACCATTTATAGAATTAGCTAATGGAGGTAATTGTTCTCCAAATTTAGCTAAATCTCCGCTTTGTCCAAATGTCATAAATTTGGCAATACCTTGAAGCATATCAGCAGCTGTTAATAATATAATTGCTTTGGCTAAAGCAGCAACAGCATCTAACATCATAGGATCTATATTTTTAACACCTTCTATAAATCCTTGAGTATTTGCCATAAATTCACTTAATTGTGTTCCCATATCAGCCATTGATCTTCCTATGGTTAAGAAATCAGCAATACCATTATATATCTCAGCTCCAGCCATCATTAATATGGCGGCAGCTAAAATTCCAGCTCCGACCAATACTGATTGATCAATTACTCTACATCCATTTATAAATTGTTGTACAGTTTCCATAAAATCAGAAAGATTTTGACCAATTTGTGGTAATGCTGCTGAAGCACCTAATGCTATACCACCAACAATTCCACCTATTAATTGACCAATTGCTGTACCAACAGCTTGCATAAAGTTTCCGCCTTCTTCAACTAACCATTTTAAACCTGGTATTTGTGCTAAAGCTCCTATAGCAGCTAATACTGCTGATAATTCAGCAATTAATGCTCCTAATGCTAATACCCCAACAGCAGCAGGTCCAACTAAACTTCCTAAACCAGATAACATATACATCAATCCAGTTAAACCAACTAAACCTAATACCCCTTCTAATGATAATATTGGGTCTAATCCCTGTAGGGCTTTACCTATTCCTTCTAGAACAGCTTTTATTACATTAAATACTGCTTGTATAAAATCTGGCGCATATGCCGCTAATTCATTTAAAACACCAATTAAAAATTCTGCTAAATATTTAACTATTAATGGACCATCATGAGCTAATGCTTTTAATATTTCTACTACAATAGTTAATGCTGTAGTAGCAATTTTTGGAGCAGCAGCTAATAATGCATCACAAATTATAACAATACCATCGGCAATAGCTTTTATGATTGATGGAATTAAATTTATAATACCAATTATTATAGCAGTTAAGCCAGCTACAATTACTGTAGTACCTCCAGCTAACGCAACAGCTAAAGCTGATATACCAGCAGCCATTAACATTAAACCTCCACCAATTAATACTGTGCCAACACCAAATAATGCTATTGCGCCTGCAACTGCTAATAAACCTGGCGCTATTTTGCTTAATAACATACCAGCAACACCAAGTATTGTAAATGCAGTAGCAATTGCTATTAGTGCGGCTACTAATTGACCTACTTCCATAGATCCAATCATCTTTAATGCTAAAGCCAAAGGTATCAATGAAGCAATTAAACCATTTATGGCCATTGAACCAGTAAATCCTTTAAAGTTTCCTGCTATAACCATAGCTGCTGTTAATTCAGTTAAAGCTACACCCATGGCAACTAATGCTTTCTTAATTTGTTCCCAATCTAATTTTCCTAATTGTTTTAAAGCGCCTGCCAATTGAATCATAGCTAATGTTGCAGGTAATAATGCTATTGCACCTTTTATTGATTTACCACCAAAATTTCCTAATAACATTAATGAACCAGTTAATTCAGCTAAAGCTATACCCATAACCGTCACAGCTCGCCAAATATCATCCCATTTCATAGTTGCTAATATTTTTAATGCTCCTGCTAATATAACCATAGCAATAGCAGCACCAGTTAATCCAGCAACTCGTTTTCCAAAGTCTAATTTTGGTAAAGCTTTTATAGCTAATACCATTTCCCATAGTACAGCTGACATACCAAGCACAGCAACAATCATTTGTTTCCAATCTATAGTACTCATTATTTTTAATGCTACAGAAATTATTAATAAAGCTGTACCCATTTTTCTCATAGATTTAGTTGCTCTATATACATCATTTTCTTTAATTAGACCTAATACTGCTACAACTCCAACTAATTCCCATAATACAGCTGATAAACCAGCAACTGATACCAACATTTGAGACCAGTTAATTGTACTAGCTATTTTTAAAGCAACACTTAATATAACTAAAGATGTTGATAAACTTCTTATCATACTTACTAATGTATACATCTTAACAGCATCAAGTATTTTAGTATTAAATTTTCCTAATAAAGCTAAAGCACCTATTAGTTCGCCCATACCGATAGCAGTTGCAGTTAAAGCTCCGCCCAATCTAACTGGATCTATTAATGATAATACTAATAAAGCACCAGCTAATACAAGCATTGCTTTAGCTATTTCCATTATAGCACTAGCTTTAATCGAATATTGTAAAGCTGATAATGTTTCTTTAACTTGATATAATGTTCCACTAATATTTCCTACAAATTGTTTAGATCTCATAGTTAACATCTTCATTTGATTTACAAATCTTATTAATGCTACTAATAAGCCACCTTGAAATACAGAATTTACAGCTTTGAATGCTAATTCTAAATTTCCAGATTTAAATAATGTAGATATAAATAAGCCTAATTCAGAACCTAATTGTTTTATTAAATTGAATAAACCACTAAATCCTTTTACTAAAGCTCCGAAAATATCAAATTTACTAAAGAACTCTTTCATTTTATTACCAAATTTAGTAAGAGCATTTGATACTCCTTCTATAACATTAGTAAATATCTTAGATTCATGAATAGCGTTTCCTAATTTTGTTAACCAATTTCCAATAGCTTGAGTTACCCCTAAAATACCACCAGGTACTCCAGTCAAAGCACTCAATAATTTTCCTAAACCTCTAGCTAATGCTGTTATAAATTCTACACCAATACGTACTACAGAAAATAATCCTTTAAAAGTATCTTTTAATTTTTGAGCAGTTTTTTCACTCAATTTTAAATGTGATGTCCATTCTTTAAATTTTTCTGTATAAGATACTAGCTCATCAACTGATTTTTTTGGAAATATTTCTCTAAATCCTTCTTTTATAGGTTTTAATATAGAACCGATATAACCTAATATATCACCTATACCTAATAATATATTTTTTAATCCACCTTTTTCAATGAATTGTACAAGATTTTGAAATGCGCTTGTTAGTTTTTCATTTAATGCTTTTATAGGAGCATCTAAATAATTATTATTTAAATCATTAAACAACAATCTCATTCGATTGAACACATCTCTTTGATTTGTTAATAGTGGGTCCCAAACTTTAGCACCAATTCTAGACATAGCAGCTTTCATGTTTGCTAAAGCACCTTCAAATGTTTCATTACCTTTTTTAGCATGCTCACCAAAAGCATCATCCATAGCTTTCGCAAATGTATCAAATGAAATTTGTCCTTTTGATACCATATCACGAATTTCTGATTCTGATTTATTTAATGCTTTTCCTAATACTGCTGCAGCATTCATACCTCTAGCTGCTAAAGAATTTAGATCAATAGCCATGACACGACCTTGACCAGCAACTCTAGTAAATACATTAGCAATATCATCATATGTGCTATTAGTCATTGCTGCAACACCAGATATGGCTCTCAATGAATAATCCATTTGTTCTCCAACTTTTATACTTGACGCCATAAATTGAGATGCAGCTTTTGCCGCTGAATCATATCCATAAGCAGTATCTTTAACTGCCCAGTTTATACTTTCATCAATACGAGTCCATTGTTTTTGAAATTCTTCAGTACCCAATAAACCCTCTATTTGAAATTTTGCATTTTGTATATTAAGTGCTCTGTTTTTACCACCATTAACTAATGCATCACCTAAGGCACTAACTATTTTTTTACCAGCATTAACTGCTGAATTAGTTAAATTAGCCAAAGCTGTTACACCAATTACTTGTAGTGCAGAAAATCTAGCTTGGACGGTTTCTATACCCTTAGCTAAACCAGACATATCAACATTCTTTGCCGCTTTATTTAAATTTGATAATCCTTTTCCACTTTCTAGATCAGTTTCAGTAATTTTCCATTTAAGATTATCTAATGTTTTTAGTGTTTTTGCAACATTCTTTTCAAAATTACTATTATCAAATTTCATTTGAACGACTTTTTCATCAATAGTTTTACTCATGCTCTGGTAACCTCCTTCCACGCATCTTCTGCGATTTTATTAAATATAGGTCGTATAGCAGGATTTATATAATCGATTCCTTCTACATAACCACCATTTTTTGTTCCATGTCCATATTGTAATATAATTGCTATATTAACACCTTGATTGACATGAGAATTGTGAAAAGATAATGTAACTACATCATTTTCACGATTAATCTTGTAATACCAAGATTTAGCTGTTTCACCGGTATCTCTCGGTGTCATAGACGAAAGTGCAGCGACCCCCTCTCGACCATAGGCATCAAGATTACCAAGTTTAACAACATTTTTTAGTCTTTCTAAATAACTACTCAATCTAGAAAAATCACCTTTTTGGCTGAAAGTTATCATCACTTATCTATCCTTTCGTATTATATTTCTTACGACGAGCAGCATTAAGAGCCGAATTTCTAGACATTATATCCCTTGCACTCATCTTTTTAGGTGGTGCATTCTTTGCATTACAAACTCTAATTAAAGTAAGAAGACGGTTTAAATGCCATTTTTGACACTCCATTGGAACGTTTAATGCAATCATCCAATAATAGATTAATTCTGATGTTATAATTTCTCTACTTGGTTTGTTATCTAAATTATTAAAAGTTGTTGCTGTCATAGAAGTATTAATGTATTTATTAATTTGCTCTATATTGTCCTCAGATAATTGTTCATAAACCATCGGATTTACATTTTGGGTTATGGTCATACAACGAATATAATCTAATGTTTGTTCTAATGTTTTTTCATCTTTTGACAAAAATGGAGTATTCCATTTGGCTTCCCATTTAGAAAGAGACACAAGAGAGTGCTCTAATTGCAATGTTGTTCCTTTAACTGTTATGAATTCTTGTGTTGCATCATTGAACCACTCTCTATCTGGAATCTTTATTGTTAACATTGTCTCTTACCTCCTGCAAATATAATTAATTATTAGTAGGTGCAGGTGTTGTATTATTTAATAATTTTAGTTTTTGTTCTTCTGGTAATGCTGAAGCTTTTTCTGCTACATCAGCTGGGATTATACCATTAACAAATTCAGCAGCTTTTGCATCGTCAGTCGCTAATTCCATAAATAATACAGAATATGCCTCTGTTTCTGCGAATTGACGAGATAGAGGGTGACCATTTTCATCCATTTTGATGAATCTTTTACCATCTGCACTTTTTTCACCATAAGCTTTTAATACAAGCTCTTTAAATATTTTTATTATTGATGGTTGGTCTTTTGTTTCTATAATTTTCTTAATTATTTCTGTTAAACCTCCTGTTGTTCCTAATTCCATTTCCATAAGTTCTGCCTTAGATAGGTTAAATAGGAATGTCTCCTCTCTTTCAACTCCATTATAATCAGTATATTTAATATTTTTTGATATCATAATCGTTATTCTCCTTTCAAATTTTTAATAAAACAAAAAGGGATTGCATATAAAACAACCCCTTATATAAATATTTTTAATTACCCAGCAGCTTGATTTGTAAATATTGTAGCAAGTTCTGTTGGTAATGGTAATCTAGCATCTACAGCTTGTTGTGGATTTTCACCTGTTGTAGCAGCTTTACCATATAATATTTCTTCTAATGCAGCTAATTCATCAGCATCTACTTTTGTAGAATCTATAGTAATTATAGCTGTTGGTTTCATTCCTGGTACTTCAACTGGTGTAGTTGTTAATTCCCAAGAGAATGTTATAGCTTCTGGGCTATCATTAACTGTTCCATAAGATTTCTCTGATGGTTTTGCTAATGCTCCATAAACTAAATGAATTTTATATCCAGCATCTGGATCAGTATCATTACCAACTTTTGTTTGATAAGACATACCAAAAGCTTTTCTTTTTTGTTGTCCTACTTGAACACCTGTAGCTAATGATTTTTCACCATTGCATTCAGCAAATTCATCTGGATATGTGTATGCTTCAACTGTAGCACCAAAATCTTCAGCTGACATTAAGTTAAGATACTTAATATTATCAGCATATAATGGAGTAGCTTCAGCTCCTGATGGAGATTCATTAACATTTGTTAATCCATTCCATGCAACACCTTTAGGATATGCTCCATTTACTTGTGGGTATAAAACACCCTTACTAACACCTGTCTCATAGACTCTTTCGCCTAATTGATCCCATTTTAATTGTGGTTTAATTTTTTCTGGCATAATAATTTCCTCCTTTAATAATATAATCTGATAACATCGTGATTTAAATTATTAGCCGTATAATGTCTATCAAAAGATGAATATGGCATTTTTAATATTTTATTAATCACTTCATTATCTGGAATATTGTCAATAACTGTTATATCATAACAATTTCGATTCAAATACTTAATATTATCACCATGATAAGTGATATCATCTGCTTTTTGATATCTTATAGCTGGATATTTCATTTGCAGATTTTCAGCTGGTTGGTAATATACATTACGAGTTCCCAGCATTTCCTCCAGTATTGATTGAAGTTCTAGTCGAGTACCCATGATACATACCTCCCAACGTTAATATAATTCGAGGGTACTTAACTTCAGCATTTGTTACTTTCCATTTAGTACCCATCCATTCTACATATCTAATATATTGGAAATTTTCATTAGCATATGGATCAGCTACAATACTAATGATATTATTAATTGAAATATCATCATTTACACCATCACTCTGTTGAAAACGACTAGTATTCCTAGTTACATCACCATAATATGGTTTTTCGATTGTTTGATCAGCCCATACACCTGGTTGAACTTCCGTATTTTTTATGTAGCCAACATTTCCATAAAATTTTGCCATAGCTAATTTACTCCTTTATTCAAGATTACCCTTGTGGTTGTTGATTATTATTTCCAGAACTAGCTTTCTTTAATACAATAGCTGAATATGGAACAACTAATGCGCCTGAACATCTTGTTTCCATTAAATATTTCATTTGGTTGTAATCTATATCGAAATCATCAAACATATTTACAGATCCACCTTTATCAGCACCACATGTATAGTCAGCTAAGTTAACTATAATACCAACAACATCAGCATAAGCTTCTGCTTCCATTTCTGGTATAGTTACTATTTCGTCAACTCTTAATGCTGTAGCTAATGTAGCTATAGATTCATATATTCTTCTACCATTTTGATCTTCGATTAATAACATATCTGTTACATAATCTTCTGTAGTAAAGAATACTGGTCTTCCTGATCCTTTATATTGTTTTCTAGATCTTAAAGCACCTCTTATGATACCTTTTGTAAAGCTATCATTTTCAGAATGACTATTACCTGTTTGATTATAGTCTCTTCCTTCTGTAATTGTGTATTTGATTGTATACATATCATCATCAGAAACAATTGGTCTAATGTTTTGCTCGTTGATTTTATCTTGATCAGAAACATTTCTACCATCACCTAATAACATAGCTAATGCTAATTCTCTATCTAGGTTCTTTCTCATTTCTCTCTTTTGCCATGCAACAACATCAAAATCTGTTATATCAATAACATCATCTCTATCGATTTCGTTTTTAATATATACAGTAGTTGGTGTAGTAACACGGTTTAATACTGCCATTTGAATGTCAGCTTTCTTTGTTCCTTTAATATATCCTTTAGCTCTTGCTTGTGGTTCTGTCATTCTACCAAAAGTAGTTTTAACTCTTGAAAATGGTGTATGTTTAACTCCATTCATAACTTTAGCAACCCATGATCTATCTTCTTCGATCATTCTTGGTTCTTTATAAAGCTCTGTAGCTTCTGGGAATAATTTATCAATATCTGTGATATTGTTTATTGCAGCATGTTGAATGAAAGACTCTTTCATTGATCCATACTTCTTAGCATCTTTTATAGCTTCAGCTATAACTTCTGAGTGCATTAACACTTCATCATTATTTTCAGTTTCTTTATCAAAAACATTATGTTTCATATCTGAACCTCCATCATTATTATTTTCTTCGTCGTTATCTTCGTCGCTTTCGCCTGTAGCTTCAGCAACTGCTTGCCCAACGATAGCATAAACAGCATTCTTTTGAACATCAGTCATAGCATCAAATACTTCTTGAACAGTTTGTTCTTTCTCATCGCTATGTTCTAACTCTTTTTCTTTGTCTTCGTTCATGTTTGAATCCTCCTCTTTATTATCTTTTTCAGGCTCTTTTTCTGAGTCTGTATTTGATTCTTCTGTTTTATCTTCTAAATTATTTCCATTTTGATTTTCTTCAGAATTTTCTACTTCAGAATCTTCAGTACCAGTATCTTCACCTTCAGAATGAGAAAGCTCTAGAGCTTCATCTGTATAGATTACACCCTCTTCTTCTACATCGGCACCTTCACCATGAACTACGACTGAATCTATATATGCGCCAGGATTAGCACCTGCTAAGACTAAACTAACTTCTCTTATGCAACCATGCATAACATTGTTCATATGAGTTTTAAGTTTATTGGCATATATAGATAATTTGTCAACATCACCATTTGCAACAAGAGCTTTTGCTGTTTGTCCAGATTCTGTGTTGTTGAACTTACAATATGCATAAACACCTTCTGCTCTATTCTCTAGTAATGCATGACCTAGGACTTCATTAACATCATCATGTTGATGATTCCATACTAATGGAACTTTTTGTCCATCATTTTGCTTAAATGCGTCTTTGAGAATGGTTCTACCATCAGAACATTTAATGTTATTTCTAGTAGCCCATCCACCGAAATCATAATCAGTCTTCAAACTGGTTTCCTCCTTTCACAATTAAATCTTTGATTGGAACATTACCTATACCATTATTTATTTGTTCTTTATCAGTTTTTTGTTGATTAGATCCACCCGGAATTGGAATATCTGAACCATGATTCAAGTTACTATTAATTAACATATCAGCCCTTGGATCATCTGATGGTTTTCTACCAACAACAGCTCTTATTTCATTAGATGTTAAAATTTCGTTTCTTGTAAATTTATCAGCAATATCTGCCATTTTCTCTACAGGAACTAATTTAAATGGATCTCTGAAATACATAATAGTCTGATGTTGACTTCTTGCAGTTTTTGTTAAAAATTTTCTAATCATTTCATCAACTAATGCCGAAACAATTGGTTCAATAGTACGCGAATAATAATTACTCATAACACCCTCTTCAGCAGTTCCATCTAAAACGCCTTCAGTAATACCTAACTGGCTATATAGCATACTCGTTAAATACTCAACTTGTTTTAGTAGGTTATTTTCAACAGGTCTGTTAAGTTGTGTAATTTTTTCGGTACCATCGGTATAGGCTATACCATATTTTGAACCTTTTAATTGGTTCTCTATATCCTTACGTCTCTCCTCAGCTTGAGCTTTTCTAGCTGGGGATTTAACGATATAAGGCAATTGAATAATTAAGTCAAGTTTACCAGATCCAGATTGTTCGTCTATTGTATCTAATAAATTTAACTTTCTAATTAAACGTTGCAATGTAGAATTAGGTTCATTCATTACTGCATATAATGGATTTTCTACAATAGCAACCATATATTTAGGAAGAGTAATTTCTTCTCTAATACCTTTACGTTCATTGTATAATTCTACCCTAACACTAGAAGGATACCATGCAGTAACTCTCCCAGTTCTCATTGTACATATTTCATAAGATTTTGAATCCAATGGATCACCTATAGTATCTACTGGTACTAAAGCTACATGACCCTCATCAAACATAGACATAACCGCATCTTGTATAAATGCACGTCCTGTTTGGTCGATGTTTGCTTCTATAGTAAGACATTCATCTAATCTAGATTTCTTATAATCTTGAAAACGATCGTCTTCATCCATTTGACAATGTCTAATATCTATATTAGCTACATCTAACGCCATCTTATTAAATATAGCGGTAATAATTGATCGTTCATTTCTAGTACTTATTTGTACTCTATCAGGTCTTATATATGAACCACCATAACTACCATAATTATTAGGAATAGGATATCTATTATTAAACGCATTCCAGGCATTTTTTATTCTACCTACAAATGGCATTTCCATTTAAGATCCTCCTTTCCTTATTTTCTGCTTAAAATATGCTTTTTATCATTTTTATTGGCAGCCCAATATTTATCTTTAATAAAATCATATCTTAATTCATAATTAGACATTTTAGATCTTTTAATTGTATCATCAACTATTTTTTTATAAGCATCATATGTCTCTTTATTTGGATTCTTTTTATATGCATTAAATGCTTTATTGACACTAGACACATTTTTTTTAGTATTACGATTGGTTTCTTTAATGGCTTGTTTATCTCTTAATATTTTATTATCAACTTTTTGACCTTTTGATAATTTATTTTTCTGTTTGGCATCATATTTTTGTTGTGAAGCAATTGCCTTGGCTTTTGATTTATTAGCTACTTTTTGTACAGCATTAGCTTCTTTTATATAACCATGTTTTCGCAAATCTGCAGCATCATTAGATTGTTTTTTATATGCTCTCATTAATCTTCTATTATTAAATGTTTTATGTTGAACTTTTCTATGTCCCCAACGCATACCTAATACTCCATGGTGATAAAGTTCATCTGTATTTTGATATTGCCACATGATAAACTCCTTTCTATTCAAAAGCTTCACGGTTGAGCTTCCATGCAACATAAGCATCCATCATAGCAGCTACCGAGTCAATCTTTTGATCATATCTTTTCTTAAATAATTTTCTATTACCATTAGTATCTTCTAATGTAATAGCATTACCCATACAATATTCCATAAGTTTTTCGTCAAATAATAGTAATCTATCTTCAGCAAGTTTTTTTAATTCACCTAAAGGAACAGATTCTGTTTTTGCACCTTGAATAACTTTTTCAATACCATATGGACCATTTTCTTTTTCCCATCTTTCAACAAAATCTTTTGCATTATAAGGGTCGAATCCAAAACATCTTACATCATAACCACGTTCTATGATATGATTGTCTAAATCTTCATAAACTTCCATCATATCTAAAACTGTTCCATCCATAACAGTTAAAGCACCTTCTTGAATAAATTCTTCATACTTAACTCTCATAGCTGTTGGTAATTTCATAAGTGTATGTTCTGAAATATAGTTCTTACATTTAATACCAAAAGCTCCTCTAGCAAGTGGAAATAAGAATGTAAAAGCACAGAAGTCATCACCTTGAGATAGATCGGCTCCAAGTGCACAAGGCATTTGCCAATAATCTCTCTTTTTATGTGGTAAAGTTTCTTCATAAGTGAAGAAATATGTATAACCCTCCATAGGTATACCAAAACGTTTTGCTAAAATATCATTACGAGTAGATGGTGCTTTTTCGGCTCTTTCTACATCTAATTGATACGTTTCATAACTAACAGTTTTACCTAAATTTGGATTAGCCTTTGCCCACATTTCTGGTTTACTAACTTCATCAATATTATCTAATCTATACCACCATATCGATACATGAGGATTAATATAATCACCTTTAAGGATGTCCATTAACTCCATTTTGATTGTATCGCCTGGACCATTACGAACTGTTCCTTCAGAACTTACAGCAATGATCAGATAATCATCATTTTTAGAAGCACCTTGCTCTAATGCACCTATAACATCTTCTCTAACATCTCCAGACAACCATTCATCAACAGTATTTATTCTACTGTTAAGACCTTGTAGTTTGTCTATTGACATAGGCCTTATTTCAACAATAGAACCAGTTAAGAAGTTTTCAATACCTTTTTTAGTTGAAGCTAATTTAACACGATTAGCTTTTGAACCTGTCGTATTATTAATACTTCCTTCGGTTAAAAATTGAAATAATGGTCCACGAGATCTAGCTATAGCTGTTCTCATAGGTGATAAAGCTTCTTCAGCCTGTTTCATAGTAGGTGCAGTATGAACACCATGTGTTGTTGATGTATCAACATTTAAATAATATGATTGTATATAAGATTCATATTGAGATTTAGCGGCACCTCTGGCTATAATCAAATATTGTTTATTTGTTAATCTTTTCTTTATTCTACGATTTTCGTAATGCCCTCCATGATGATCTTCTCCTGGAACATATACAGAACGATCTACAAAGTAATACCATCCAAATACTTGTTCTGCCCATAATTTAAATGTATCAAGTAATCTTAAATCCTCACCATCAGTAAGAGTAAGTTCACCTTCACAATATTTTATGAAACCTTCAACAGCTTGATCATCATACCAGATACCTGGATTCTTGATTAGATCATCGATTCTATTCATTTCCATAGCAATCGTTTCACATACAGGAATCTCACCTCTGATTACGGCATCACGAAACATACCATAATACTTTGGTGTAGCAGTATTCGATAATGCCATAATTTATTCTCCTTTTTTATTATTATTTTTTCTTTACAAAATATCCACCAAGTTTTACTAATTTATTAATATTATCGGCAGCACCACCAAGTTTACCTATAACAACTAAAGCACCTGTAACAGCAGCAGCTCCAGCAGCAATTTTACTTGGATTTAATTTATTGTATTCTTTTTCTAGACGTCTTCTTTCATTAACTTTTCTAATTTCAGCATTAGACAATTCATATGATTTCTTTTTACGAAGTCTGTTTGCTTCTTTTTCATCTGCTGATTCATAACGTTTTTTCTTACGTTTTTTACCAGCATTTGTCAAACTTCCATCTTTATTCTGATAACGCCTTACTCCCCATTTCATACCTAATATGCCATGATGATAAAGCTCGTCAGTTCTTTGATAAGTCCACATAACTATACTCCTTTCTCATTCATTTCGGCTTGATGACACAAGCGCCATTCATACTCTTTAATAGATTCTCTGAAAGCATCTTCTGTTGGTCCATGTTGTGGTGGGTCAAAGATAATTTTAACCTTCAAATAAATATAAGTTTTAATACCTTCTAAATCATCTTCTACATCTATGAAGTCGCTCCACTTATCATCTTTTGAAGAAATGGTGAATACTTCATCTTGAGGTCCAACACCCAATTGATGAAGAACCATAATAGCAGTGTTAATATGAATTATAATATCTGTATCAAAATTTGTATAACTTTCACCAATTGCTAATAATTTTTTAATTGATGATAATATACTATCTTCCATATTTTTTTCCATACTATCACCTCTATTCTTTAATTTTTATAAACTTTTTCATACAGAATCCTTCTAAGTCACCGATTAGGACTTTATAGAAATCTGGAGATGCATTAACATCGCTAACAGTTACAATTGAATTAACTGGTATAACAGTTAAGACTTCGGCATTTTCTTCTGGTTTAGATCTAACATTTAATAATTCACAACCTTCAACAGTACCAATAACTTCTAATTGAATTTCTTCAAAAGTTTCTTCAATTGCTTCTTCAACAACTGGTTCTTCTATAGTTTCTGCAGTATCTTCAATAACATTTTCAGTTACTTCTTCAACTGGCTCTTCAACAACTTTGTTTTCTTCTAGTTGTTTTTCAAACTTTCTGTTTTTTGACATTTCTATCACTTCCTTTCTTTTCAATGTCGCCATGGACATTGGTCATTTTTTGTTCTGACTATCGGAACAATTGGATCTAATATTCTTTCGTCGCCATAATGTATAGCGTTATGTGTTCTCTTAGTGGTGCATATTAAATATTCAGGATTAAGTAAATAATCTGATTTATTAATAATGTCCTCTTTAGTCAGTGGGTTCATATGATGTATTAAAATTTGTTGGTTTATAATTTCATGATCTGGTATTGCTAAATCACAACCCATATCACGAGTTATAACAAAATTTCTAACTTGTTTCCATTCTGGTGAACGATAAAATAATTGATTTAAATATCGATCAAATCCAAAAGTATCTTCACCTATAGAACCATCAAGTTTTAAATATAAGAATCTCTCTTCAAAAGTTTCTAAAGTTATTAATTCAGAATATGTTCTAATAATTGTTTGGTTCATTATAATCATCCTCTCCATGTCCTGAATAATGTTTCATAGCATTAATAGCATTAGCATATAACTCTTCGATTCTCTTTGAAGATTGTAAAGATTCAGTTTTTGCAACTAATAAATCTTTCTGTTTTTCTAATATTTCTTTTTCAATACGCTCTTTAGTTGAACCCAGTTTAAGATAATGTGTAATAACCTGAGATGAAGCTGTACCATCTCTAAGTTGTTGTTCGGCTAAATTAGTAGCCAAATATATCAACTGGTTCTCACGTGCCTCCGGTGTGAGAGCAGGTTTAAGTTTGTTTTTACCATTATCTGGCTTATTTGACCTAACTTTCGCCATGTTTCATTCTCCTTTCATAAGTTAAAATATAACTTTTAGTATAGTTTTTGTTGTGCCTTTCAATGACACACAAAGTGATACACAGAAATATAAAAGAATTAGAAAGGAGAATAAACTTACTACTCTTAAATATCATCGGCAATAGGAGGCATGCGACTCTGGTTTCACCAAAATATACATTCCCATGTACCACTTTGTCTGTCATTGAGGTAGGAACTATCAAAAACACTTCCCGAAAATATCCTCCGGGGAAAATTTAAAG